TGCGACTGCAAAAGTACGAAATTTTTAAATATAAGTGCTAAATTATTTGCATATTCTAACAATATGCAGTATGTCTTTTCTTTCGCACTGATATTCAAATACTTATGCTTTTCGTTTTAATCGGTTTGCACGAAATTTGCACGTTTTACGTTTTTTAACGCTACTTTATGGTAATACAACAGCGCACTCTGTACCATCCTCTGATATCCGAAACATCAACGGAAAAGTCTGCAAAATTAGGGTTCACTGAGCGGCAGATAATCTTTGTTTCATCACCCTTGGCTTGGAATACATTCTTAATGATAGCTCCATTAACAGTGTCAAGAACATAGGTGTTGCCCCATTCAATGAAAGCCTTCTCGTTAATCTTCTGCACAAGAACCTTACTACCGCTTGGGTACTCTGGCGACATACTATCACCCGTAACTGTGATTGCCATCGAAATATTCTCAATAGGAGAAATCATCATTTCGCAATCATGCTGCTGTATCTGATACTCAAAATTATTTGGAGTACCACCTTGCGCAGCAACGGGAAGAAGCGGTACTTTATAAAACTTTCCTTCCTCTTGTAGCTTATCGGTGTTGGTCATAAAACCCTCTCCAGTCTCGAGCCAATCGGCATTAATGTCAGGGAATACCTCCGAAACTGCTCTCTTTGTCTTCAATGATAATCTGTCGGTATTATAGAAATGACTGATGCTTACACCAATCTTCTCCTGAAACTGAGCCATTGACATTCCTTTGTGCTCAGCTACCTTTTTTGCTCTTTCCAATAGTGTACTCATATATCTATATTAATTATTATTAAAATATTAATAGAAAATAATAGTTTCTCGATTTTTTTTATTAATTTTGCGGTGTGATTACAAAGCACCGATATGTTTCGGTTGCAAAGATAGTGATTTTATATTAATTTCTATATAAATTTTTAGTTAAATATGGTTATTAAATCTCAAAAAGAAAAAGAAAGCTTGGTAGTTCAATCTGTAGAGAACTACATGAAGCAGGGTTTCAAGAAGTCTGAGGCTGTGCGGCGTACAATGAGTGACTTCAAATATGCGTGCGAGGCTAGCATCTATGGGATTCTCAAACGCAATAAAGAGAAAGGAGGCAACGATGATAAACGAACCGCCTGATGTGAAGCCGAAAGGCAGATATTCTATAAAAGAGACTGCTGAAAAGCTTGGTGTTAGTGTGACAACTATCTACCGATATATTAAAGGTGGATTCCTTAACCGAACAATAAGACCAAATGGGCAAGTAGCCATCGCAGGGTCAGAGATTACTCGATTTTGGGGTGGCGAGTATATATAATATATAATAAGGTGTAAATATGGAAAAGGAGATACAAGAAGCAATCACATTATTAGAATCCCAAGGTTATGAGATTACTCCACCGCAATCTATCTCTGTTATAAATGAAGAGTTTGAAAAATGGTGGAAAATGTATGGTAAGTGTGTCGGCAAGCAGAAATGCTTAAAGAAGTGGATGCACATGACTAAGAAGGATAGAGCCGCTTGTATAGCAGCTACGCCACGATATGTTGCATCAATCACTCAGAAAGTATATCAAAAGCACCCTCTTACCTATCTTAATTCCCGTGCTTGGGAGGATGAAATATATTCTGAGTATGACGAAGTACAGCAACAACAGCAGCGAACAGAGCTTAATTTCGCAAGGACAGCAGCAGCGGTCTTTAACGCCGATTAATATTGAGGATTGGACAAAAGCCCATTATCCTTTGATAAGTGAACGTAAAAAGCCTATTCTTTCTTTAGCTTCCGCTATCGAAGATACAAATTCTTTGATTGATATAGATAAGATATATGAAGAAGGTCTTGCGTTACAATGGGTGAAAGCCCAATTATTAGATACTTTTAGACTTCTTGGTGCTGGTAACTCGGTGAATAGTTTTCAAGTTGTCTTCATGGCAAGGCGCATTAGAAATATCTATTATTATCTATCCCCAAGCGAACTTACCTATTTTTTTGAATCATTAATAGGTGGTGGCTACGGAAAGATATATGTGGGTAATACTATCAATCCTCAGAATCTTATGGAGGCATTACAGAAGTTCGATTCCGAAAGAGCACAGATGTTATCACAGATGGAATCCGATGCTAATAAGGAGCGAAAAAAGAACGTAAAGGCTGATATGGATACCGTTAATGCTATCTGTAATAAGATACGCAAGGAATTGACCGTGAAACTTGTGGGCGGCTATAGAGGTCGTTCATAAATAAAATCGTTTAACGTTAATAAAAACAACAATGAAAATTGAAATCAAATCAATGACTTTACAGAACTTCAAGAAGGTTCGGAGTCAAGAAATTAATTTTAGCCACAATATGGTTATTAGTGGCGCAAATAAGGTAGGTAAGACAACTATCTATGATGCCTATCTTTGGGCAATCTTCGGCGTTATCAGCAAGAAGAATGCTACCGTACAACCTCTTGATATTAATAATGATGTTATTCATCATCTTAAAACCTCTGTCACTGTAGTACTTAACTATAATGATGAGCGAGAGGTTAAGGTACAGCGTATCCTTACTGAGAATTGGGATAATAAGGGTACAGCAGATGAAAAGTTGCAAAGTACTACACAAGAGCGACTTATTAATGATGTTCCTCTTTCACAGAAAGATTTTAACGCCAAGCTCGAAGAACTTTGTTCGCTCAAAAGATGGCTCGTTCTGTCTAACATCAATATCTTTATGTCTTATAAGGTTGATGACAGAAGAAAAATGCTTATGTCGTTGGCTGGCAAAATCAATGAAGAAGAATTGATGAAGCCTTATCCTATGGTGTATAAGGGCGTAATTGAAGAGAAGAAAGAACTCTCCGATATGCTTACACAGCAGAAGGCAACAAAGAAGAAAGCGGAAGAGGAGTTGGATTTAATACCAGCAAAGGTTCAGGCACAAGAGGCTCTTAGAGTTGATGTCGATTTTACTGCTCTCAAAGCACAGAAGGCAAAAATTGATGCTGATATTGCTGCTATAGATGCGGCATTGGAGGGAACGACTGAGAAAGACCCTGCTATGGAAGAGTACCTCAATAAGTTGCAAGCGCATAACGTAAAGGTTGCAAATGCACAGAAGGTATGGCAAGATGCTAAGATTAAGGCGATTGATGAGCTTACGAAGAAGATTTCTACGGCTTCAACGAAAATCAATGACGCTAAATCTTCATATAATACAAATATGGAGACTAATACAAAATACAAGGTTTCCTTGGCAGAGGTCACCATTAATTTCAATAACAAGATTAAAGAGTGGAATGATGCTAACGAAAAGAAATTTAACCATAAGCAAACAGATGTTTGTCCAGTTTGTGGTCGTCCTTATACGGACGAAATGAAGGAAAAGGAGTATGATAACGCCGTTGCCGAGTTCAATAAGAATAAGTCTGATGAACTCACGAAAATACAGAATGAGGCTGCTCAGATTAAGCAACAGATGAATGTCCTCAAAGGTAATATTAATACCTATGAGCAGATTACCAAGGCACAAGATGAGGATAAGGTAAAGAATGCCCAATCTGAGTATCAGAAGTTAATTAACGAGCGTACAGAGAAGCAGAACCAAACTTGGGAAGCTGCTGCGGAAAAGGTGGTCTTTGATAAAGACCTCGCCGATATTGAAGCAATTAAGCCTGTTGTGAAGGTTGATGCTACAATCGAAGAGAATAAGGAGAAAAAGAAGACCCTTGTTTCTAAACGTGACGAGTTAGTTAACAAAATCGCATGTGAGGAGACCAACAAGCGTATTGATACAGAGAAAGAAAAGCTCAATAATCGCTCTGTTGCGTTATCTCAGATTATTGCTGATTGTGGTGAAGTTATTAGCCAAATCAAAGCTTACAAGAAGGCAAAGATTAATCTTGTTGAGCAAAAGGTAAATTCATACTTCTCACTCATTCGTTGGAAGTTCTATCAGCAGAATAAGACCAATGACGATGAGAAGGAAATCTGTACCGCTATTGATAAGGATGGTATTGACTACGATAATACGAATGATGGAACTGTTATTGATATGGGCGTTGATATTATCAGCGGTATATCTAAGGCTTCAAATATCTTCGTACCTCTGTTCGTTGACCGCAAGGAATCAGCAGAGCATATCGTTCCTGTTGAGCAGCAGATTATCTACTTGCAATGTATCTACGGTCAGCCTTTAGAGATTAAATCAGTTTAATTCATTATAAATATAGAAATTATGGCAGAAAATGGAATCGTGGTTTCACAGCCACAAGTTAGCGGACTTAATATGTTCGCAAATCAAGACAGTTTTAATACTGGTTATAAGATGGCGCAGGTTTTATCTTCGTCAACAATTATACCAGATTCATTCAAGGGAAATATCGGCAACGTAATGATTGCAATTGATATTGCACAAAGATTGCATACAAACCCACTTATGATTATGCAAAATACTTATGTTGTGTATGGAATGCCTTCTTTCTCAGCTAAGTTCCTTATTGCTTGTATCAATGCAAGTGGATTATTCGCAACACCTCTCCGCTATGAATTTGTTGGTGAGCAAGGAAAAGACGATTGGGGCTGCTATGCTTATGCAATAGACAAGCAAGGTGAAGTACTAAAAGGCTCTACAGTTACTATCCATCAAGCTAAAATTAAAGGTTGGTATGATAAGAAAGGTAGCAACTGGCAAGCTGACCCAGAGCAGATGCTTCGTTATCGTGCTGCTACAAGATTTCAGAACGCCTATTGTCCTGAAATTACTTGCGGACTTGCCGTTAAAGAAGATTTGGAGGATGGTGAGTACACCGAGATTACAACAACAAACGTTGAACAGCTTTCTGCCGAAGAGAAGCTCGCACAAGCTCAACAGCAAGAGGAACAGCAAGCCAATTCCCAGTCGCTCGATATGAATAACGGAGAGAATAAGGAAGAAAATAAGGCTGCTGATAATTCTCAAGGTAATGAGCAGGAAACCGCCCATACCGCAGAAAATGCGGCTCAAACCAAGCCTAAGGCAAAACCGATGGGTAAACAGGAAATGCCTGATATGTTTAAGCAACAGTAAAATGACGGATAGGAGAGAGAGAAATCTCTCTCCTATATATAATAAGGTATAGAATATGCAATTAGTTACATTAGGTAGTGGAAGCTCTGGTAATGGGTATATCCTACAGAGTGATGATGAAGCACTTATCATAGAATGCGGAATGCCCTTAAAAGATGCCATAGAAGTACTTGGAGGAAATCTTAAAAAGGTTGTCGGTTGCTTGATTACTCATAGTCACGGCGACCACGCAGGGTTTATTCGTCAGTATGCACGACCTTTCAATATCTTTGCAACCAAAGGTACTTTGGAAGAAAAGAAGATAAAGGAAGATGATTTTCATTACAATGTCATACCGATGCTTAAAGAGTTTCGTATTGGTAACTTCGTTATAAAGGCTTTCGATACTGTTCACGACACCAAAGAACCTTGCGGCTTTATCATTTATCATCCCGATATGGGAGATATGCTTTTTCTCACGGATAGCCATCATATCAAATATAAGCTATCTTTTCCGCTTGACTATATCCTCATAGAATGCAATCACATGGATTCATTAGTTGATAAGAGTGTGAGAGAGGGCATTATTCCTAAGAAGGTTGGTATTAGAGCGAAAGCTACTCACATGAGCTTGGAAAGATGTCTGAACTGCTTAAAAGAGAATAAATTAGAAAAAACGAAAGCGATAGTGCTTATTCACATGAGTGCAAACAACGGCGATGCCGTATTATTCTCTTCTGAGGTAGCGAAAGCCACGGGCAAGGCGGTTCACGTTGCGAAGAAAGGATTCTCATTGGAGCTAATGAAATGAAAACTCTTGAAGAAATGTCGTATATACACATAATAGAGCAACTACGAGAGGAGGTTAGAAAGCTCACAGACGAAAATAAGTTGTTGTATGAATCAATAAAACGTTATTTGCATGAAAAAAGAAAATGAAGAGCCATATTGCGGTAATTGTATTTCATTTACAGATGAAGATGCTCTAGGTGGAGGTTTTTGCTGTGATAAAGAAGAAGGTACAGTTTGTTGGGATTGGTGTAATAAACATAAATACAGATAATTATGGTAATAGAAGGAAAACAAGTTAAAGAATGGGTAGAACGTGCCTATAACAATGCCGTAAAACACGGATGGCACGAAGAGAAGAAGCCTACAGCACACTGGGTTATGATGATTAGCACAGAGGTTACGGAAGCCGTTCAAGCTGACCGCAAGGGGCGTTGGATGGATGACCTTGATAAAAGTGGGCTTGATTGCGTTATCGCTAACGACCACCACGGAGGTTTGGTTGAAAAATTCTACGGCGAACATATTGAGGGAACTGTTGAGAGTGAATTGGCAGACATTTGCATTCGTTTATTTGACCTTATGGGGTTGAAAAACGTAAAATGTAGAAAAGAATATACAACCGATGAAGAAAATGTAGAACTCTGTGAAACAAGAGATTTTACAGTTAATGCATTCTTCATTTCAAGAGGTATATTAAATTTTGCTACCCCGAATAACTCTTTGCTCAGTAAAGCTTATATTAATGAAATAATCGAAGCTTATTTTAATGATATAATCGTTGCTACCTTTGAATGGGCAGAATCACTAGGTATCGACCTTGTACAGCACATTAATCTAAAGATGCGCTATAATGAGACTCGTGAGTATCATCACGGAGGAAAGAAATACTAAAAAAATAAGGCGGCTGCTCTTCACGAGTAACCGCCTTTGTTATCCAAACAATCTTATAACCAAAAAACTAAAACCTATAAATATTAGTAACTATTGAAAATGTCTTATCTTTTTCTATTTTTATATATTGCCAAAAATATTATACCTACTATGAAGAGAAGCACGAATACCGCCGTAACCTTACCTAATCGATAGAATACAGCATCTATTTTATTCATCGGCTTCTCTATATACACGGGATATGGAACAGAATCTTGTTTAGCTTTATCTAAGGAATCGATTTTGAGTCGATACTTGCTTAGACTATCCTTATATGATTTATAATAAGAAATACTATCTCTGAGCTTCTGTACGAATACCTCTGTATAATTATGGCTCTCGTAGTGATATTTGTCTTGTCTGAGAATATTACCATCTTTATCAACCATTGTTGAAGTGCTATCTCTAATATGGTTTGTTTCAGACTTGCTATTTTCTTTCAGTTCACTTTGATTTCTCTGATAGAGTTCAAAGGTCGCTGAAAGTCTAGCATTAAATATCGAATCCCAATGTGACTGCTTATCGCTGATATAAGTCTGTCGGGTAACCACCTTCGGGGTAGCCGTACACCCGATAACTAACTGCGTCATAAGAAACAGAAGCATTGAAATTGATAAACAATAAAACAAATCTTTAACCCATTTCATAAGCTTATATATTAAAGGCTTTCAAAGCTCTCTTCCAGTATTTGGTTACGCTCGTCAAGCCATTAGTTCCTCCATTAATTTTCTTTCTTACGGCAATAATATCATTCTTGTCAGCTACGGCATTCAATCCTCTTGTCAGCCAATACCACATACCGCTCTTTACTGCTCCTCTCGGTTGTTCCAAGAGCTTTGGCTCTTCCACAACATTACCTTTGCAGTACTTTGAGTTCGTGTAGGCTTGATAATTCGCCCTTCCTGTTAAATGCAAGAAGCCACGACCTTTATATCTGTAGCCGTCACCCTTTTGAGTATTGCCCAACATCTTTGCGAGCCTACCAATCTCATACTTATGGCAATAGTCAGCATTACCAATTTCTCGCATGTGTACCAACTCTGCGGTTTCGTGAGCCACTTGCGCAAGGAAATGTGCCATGCGAAGTGGAGTATTGATATTAAAAGCATCTGCGTAATCGTTGATATAAGGAAGATATATATCAATCCTTTCTCCAGCATTCGGCATGATGGCTTTCATTTGTTCTTTTGTTACTTTCATTTTTTATCCTCCGTTGCTTTAAATCCTTCTTCTAAGGCATCACCAACACCTTCACTCTTTGATTTAGCAAGAGCTATGATAAAGGCTTTAATGAAGCCCTTTATTGTTTTCTTTTCTACCGCTACGCCACGAACAAATAAGAAATGTCCTACTATGCTCGGAATCTCTATTCTTACCGCAATAAATGCAGTAACAACCCATCCACCCCAAATATAATCAATATCAATCTGCGGCAATAAAGCTCTACCAAGAGATACACCTACCATTATATAGATAAGGTAGTCCACAAATTTATTTACAGTTCTGCGCCTTGCCCGTGATGCTCTGAACTCATATCTATCAGCAAGGAGAGGGCTCTTGCTTTCTAAAGCATTTTTATGTCGAAGGCTACTTTCTTCACAACCAAAGCGATAGTCAGCAATGATAAGTAGAACGATAGCAATGAGCATCCATCGGGTATCGAGTAACATACAACTTAACTCATTCCCGAATAGCATCATTCCTGCCGCTCTTGTCCCCGTATTTCCTATTTGTCCTACCATATTTTGTTTTTGATGCAAAGATAGCTTTTAAAATCGAAAGACAAAAGAAAATAGATAATCGGGTGTAAACAAATAAAGAGGAACTTACCAAAAGCTCCTCTTTACAAATGATTCAAACAGTATATCTACTTCAAAAAGTATTCTCTTATATTATATACGCCATCCTTATCTTTCAGTAGGTCAAGGGCTAATTTGTAGGCGTATTCTACAAGTTCTTCCTCATTTATATTAGAAAGAGATTTCTCGCCCTTTATCATGGCAATGGTCTCTCCGTGGTCGCTTATTACTTGATTCATGGCTATATACAGCGCATAATCATTGTAATACGGCTTATCTTCCATACATAAGCCTAACTTCTCCATTTCATCCAACCATCCTTGCATATTCCATGTTGCCTCGGGATTCATCTTACCGATAATATCCAACGCCTCATTCTTTGTAAGATAGTTATTCCACTTGATAGCGCAAAGCTTATCAAGATACTCTTGCGCCAACTCTGGGTGTTTGGATGCCATATCCTTCATCATGCAGCGCATCGTGTTACCGAATACGTGCATATACTTTACGTTCGTTGATGAAGCCATCATTCCATACAGCTCATCAAACTTACTCATAATCTCTTTTGCTTCCATATTGTCTTGTATTTATATATGTGATTATTCTGCTGTTATCAGACTTCTCAACTCTTCAAAATCATTTTTGGTAAAGCTGATGCTTTTCTTACTGCCAAAGAGGATAGTCGTTATGATGTTGTCGGGTAAATCAATAGACAAAGTACCGCCATCAATTCTACCTTTGATAAATCCGAAATCAAACTCATAGTTGCTTATATTCTCCAACATCTGCATGAGGTCTGAGAATATGGTATCAGCATCTATGTTGCCGTCCTCATCGGCAATGAATAGGGTAGCGTTGTCAATGCTCTTACCCCAACTATCCTTGTGTTTGGCGATGATATTGTGCGATGCTCGCTTCATATACACGGAAGGGATAGCCAATGCAGGGTTTTCTTTAACCATGTCGCTAATTCTTGCGTCTGCCCACAAGTCAAGCGATGTAAGCAGCTTTTCTTTCAATTCTGTTACGTTCATTTTTTGTTTTCTCCTTTCTTTGTCTTGTTGTACCATACAAGATACTCTTGCCAAGTTTTGTCACTATGATTAGTCATATAATCGTTGAGCATAGCAGATTTATGTTCCTCTGCTTGCGCCACTTCTTTTCTCAATCTTTGCATCAAAGACAAATGCTTCTTTAATGCTTCCTGTCCTTGCTGAGTGCTTTCGATACGAGGGCGTATGATGCGCAATTCCTCGTCTTGCACTAACTTAGATACATATTGCAAGCTATTGACGTATTCTTGATTCTGCATCAAGTACTGACGTTGTGCGCCTGTAAGATTGTCCTCAATTTTATCTATCTCATCCCACAAAGGTGTAGGCGACTGCTGCGCTTGCATATTGATAGATGCTCGCTTCTGCTGTATTGCTTCGTACATCTTCTGTAGCTCGGCATCCATCATCTGCGGCTGCTGATTTGTACCCATATCCAATAATGGGCTGTTACCAAAATTCATCATAACAATCAAATATCTTTAAAGTTGGTGATATATTATAGAGAGGTGAGAGGGCATCCACCACGAGGGTAAACACCCCTCACCAACTCATTTTTTCTTAGTCTTTTTTACGGACTTTCTTGCTCTGTTACGCTCCTGTAGTGGGAGTGGAAGGAGCAGTACCGTTACAGCAATAGCTGCCGTAGCCCGAAATTACTGGCGTAGATGGGAGTACCAACTGACCACGCAAGCAGTTGCAGGTCTTCTCGTTCACGTAAGCCATCATCAGCTTCTCCTTGTAAGGAGTGAGGGCTTCCATAACGGCTACCTTCTTGTCGAGGTCGCTATACTTTGCTTGCAACGCATCGTACTGGTCTCTCTGATTCTTGTACAGACCGAAGTCCGCATCAATCTGAGACTTGTAAAGACCGAACTCTGCCTCCATTGCACGGCGGTTCTCAGCGTTGATAGCATCGTTAGCACCCTTATACATAGAGAACTTCTCTGCGATGTCAGTCTCACGCATAGCGTAGAACTTGTTAGCGGTGTCGAGCTTCAAACCGAACATATCGGTAAGTAACTTCACCTCATCAGCGCATTCCTTCTCCATTACCTCAAGGGCTGTAGGAGCAGTATTACTTGCTGTCATACCACCATAGGTGTTGATATTCACATTATCTGGCATACCATTACCAAGTGAGCCAAACACGCTACGGTTGTTACCGCCAAGCAACCAAGCACCAAGACCGAGTGCAGTACCAGCTATTCCAAGACCCAATCCAGTTCCTGCGATACCTTTAGAAGCATACTCATCGTGCTTCTTTCCCTCTTCGTAGATTTTCTTCTCTACTACTTTTGCATCTGTCATTTCCATGATACAATCTTTTTAAGTTATCCTTAATATTAACTAACACTATTGTAACGTTACGGATGCAAAGGTACAAAGAATAGGGGATAGCAAATATAACTCTATCACACTTTCTTTTAGTGGTTGATTATCAGTGATTTAAGGTGATAGAAGGTAATGTCATAAATAACAAAAAAAAGAGAGGCAATCACTTACCTCTCTTACTCTTAATGAAGTGTAGTATGTCCCACTTCTTCCAATACCTAGTGTGTCCTCGCTTCTTGCACTCGCCATTAGGAATATCGCCTCTAGCCACCATTCGATTCAATGTTGCATCAGAAACTCGCAATTTTTCCTTGACCTCCTCGGTGCTCAACATAGGGTTGAGAGCATACGGCAGATAGTTCTCACAAAGGTCTTCTATCTCATCGCTGCTCATTCCGCAAGCAGTTACCTTCTCCCCTCTCTTCTCTTGCTCGTCTGCTCGAAAGCAAGAGTCAGACAACGATTTTAATAACACTCCCAAGGTGTGATAACCAAATAACTTTCCCATATCATTATAATCTAGAGATTAAACTTTGACAGCCCTTGCCTGAGAAATACTTGTCGGCAAAACCATATACATAAAATATAATGGTCATTACAAGTATTACAACATTAGCTTCCACCATTTCGTTGGTGGTAAAAACATTCCAGTATACGATATGAATAGCATTTATCCCAAATAGGTAGATTATCATCGGAATACGCCATCTGTAGCAGAGCCAAAAGAATCTGCTCGCAAGTATAAGCACAAGCGGATGGATGTAAACAGAGAAATAGATAAATGCTGCTGACACCCAATTTTCTCTAAACCATACGCACATTTCTTTACCATGTGATGCAAACGTCACCATACAAGCCACATGAAAAAGCATGATAAAAAGAGGCATAACTTCACAATAATACTTGAACCAAGTGAGTAGCTTCACGCTATAGCCTCTACCTGCAAGGATAATGACGTTTATCATTTCGCTAACGTCCATGTCCTTAAACATTACTCTTGACAACTGTACAACACCGACTGATTGAACTAACCGATGGACTTCATCTTCTTCCTCTTTAGTCATAAATTCTTCTCCTTTTGTTTTTTGGTTTATTATTTGTTCTTAGTTCCTCATTTTTAATAATAAGAAAAGTGCTGCAAAGATACACTTTTTTGCACAAAACCAGAGAAAATGAGAATATTTTTGTGTTAAACTTTATAAAAAGTAACAATCTGAAAGTTCTGTTACCAAATTCTTGTTACCATTCTATCATTTTTTGGTAACAGAAACAAGGCGGTCACTATGTAGAGAACCGCCTTGCCTTTTAGAATACATAAGTAAGCCATCTATAACGCTTCCTGCCCTCAAGGTACGTGAGGTTCTCCTGGTTGTCATAAGCCTCCCTCTCAAACGATATAGCACGATAAGCCTTATGGCTGTCTCTGAGGATAATCAGCCTTACGAACCATTCGATGAGATACCACAAGTAGAAAAACACGTAGAGCATTTCCTTCATTTGCTCTGTGTGTATCATTTCGTGATTAAGAGTCTTATCACTGATTGGCTTGTCTCTTCTTGTGAAGAGAACCCCGAAGAGGTTCACATAAGTAAAACCTCTAGGGGGAATGAATCTATTCTTTACTATCTTCATATCTTCATCAATTTAAATAATTGACATTAATAAATACGTAAGGAACACGTCTGCGAACCCTGCTATCTCCAGCCAATACCAAGGGTGAAACTTGACATCCTTACTAATATACCAGATACCGTTTGCTACCTTGAAGAAATCAATAGCAACAATGTAGATGGTGTATATCAAGGCTATCACGAACGTTATCCACCAGCACACCGACAAGCACCAGCCCACACAACCTGCCGCAGCCACGATAGCCGCTGTCTTATGCACGGAATAGGCATCACGGTCGCAATAGTTCGGGGCAAAGCCTACGAAACACAAGCCTGCACAGCCGAGGAAGGCTAGAAACTGGATGCCCATGCCTGTATCGAGCAGGGAGATGAGCATGAGGAAAGCCACCGTCACCATGATGAGTGAGAATAGCCAGCCCATGTTGCGGGGCTGCTTGAAGGGAGCGATTTCGCTGCCCGTAGTAGGCTGCAACTGATAATAGGTATCGCTCACCATATTAGGTATGCCGAAGCGCAAAGCCATCAGGAGCAGATAGCCTCCGAGAAGGAGGAACGAGATAAAAGCAAGATACCACATAAGCCTACACCTCCATCTTTAACTTGTCAGGATAACCGGACTTATAATCATAGGTCAGGACACCCTCAATGTTATCCAACTCGCTCACTGCCTTCTTGTGCGCTGCCGTCACATTGAAGCACTCCAGGGCGTACATTTCCAATGCAGAGAGCAACTGGATAGCCTTGTCGCAGTCCACTTCAAGCTGATAGCTGCCCAGCCACAATGTCGTCTTCTCCTGCCCCATGCTCTTAGCGATGGTGGTAGAGTTCATCAGTCCTACTCTGGTAGCCTTGTCGAGCCATACTTCCATGCCGTTCAGCAGGAAGGCGTTGACGGACGAAGAAGCATCGTACTTCTCGATGTAGGCAAGCATCGCCTTGCGCATATACTCCAATGGTTCTGCACCAAGACCCTCACTAATCTCTCTAATCTCTTCCATGCTCGCCTGTTCGCCACTAGCTAAGATGTCGTTCAATACCAAATCCATGCTAGGCTTGTAGTCATACCGCTCAAGCATATAATCACAGAGCGAGGACTCCTTTTCCTGCCCATCCTCTGTTTTTTCAACCTGCATGGTCTTAGCCCATGCCACTCTGTAGATGTCTCCATCCACAACCTTAAAAGCCGTAAAATCGGCTGATTCTCCAAATGTTTTTACCATAATTCTAACAATAATTATATTTCCATTGCACGCCCCTTCCTGCTTGCTTGCAGAAAGGGGTAAAGGAATAAAGTACTATATAGAGCACACGGGAAGAACATTAAGGATATCGTCCTTACCGCTACCGCCACTGCCGCCATAGCCCAAATGCACCATCCAAGCGCTTTCAGCGGAGCTCTGAGTAGAAGTCCAATATTGGCGGATTGTATTTATATTAGCTCCGCCGATTTTTCTCATTGCCTCTTCTATTAGTGATTTATTATTGAAAACATCAAGTATTTCACCCAACGACCATAAATAGCCTTTCTTGCCATTTTTAAAAATGTAATTGCGACAGTACTCTGCGGCAGGAGCATTGCCAGTACCGAGCTGCGCAATAATCTTATCGGTATTCGCTTCGCCAGCATAGTCTCTTTTAGCTGTTGCACTATCACTGGTATTGACAACTCCAGATATAGCTGTATCGTAACCACCCCATTCCTTACTTACAGCTTCTGTAGGCGAAATTACGAACTTACTATTCTCTGTGCCTACATATACACCTACCGCCTTGCTATTATTGGCAGCGTCCCAGTTTTTAGAGAGTGTAAACTGTCCGTCTGTATCATATATATATATACCGAGCGGAAACTTATTATAAGTCATTACTATGCTCCTGCTTGTACCTACGCCAGCAGCATAAGACTGATTCGCTGGTGGAACGTATCCGTTTACGCCACTTGCACTCACAGTATAGGTATTAACCGCAGGAATCTTGAACACAAGTGGCGTTCCCTTCCAAGTCTGTGTCTGAGTTTCGTTAGTCATCGTATTCTTGACTGTTACGATAACACCGTTCAGCTTGCTATCCGATGAAGACAAGTAGCTTGTAAGCGTCACCGTCACGGTCTCATCGTAATCACCACCACCAGCAATCTCACCCCACACGGCATTATTGCCTGAGATGTTGTAGAGCTGATAGAACTTATATCCATGCTCGGCAGAAGAGTCTGCTACTCGGCACATATATCCTACCTTGAATGAGCGTGTCGCTCCGTTATCGGTGAAGGTAAGCGTGCTCGATGTAGGAGCAGATGAGAGTGTAGGAATTACATATTCCGTATCCGTAAATTTCGCATTCGATGGCACATTTGCATTGACGGTATGATTATTCACCCTTGCCGCATTGTCCGCATTTGATGCGCTTGCAGCCTTCTCCGTCTTGCCGAGATACTTTTTGTCTGCATCGGCAGTTTTCAGGTATGCCGCCAAACTCTGATGTGAGGTAAGATAATTACCTTTAGGCTGATACTTGGCTGCTGCGTCAGCATCGGTAATATACTTCAGCCCCTTGACCCAAGTCTCAGTTGCATAGCCTACCAAACTCTGATGAGAAGTGAGGAATCCGCTGTCGTTAGTGAGCTGTGATACCTTAGTTGGTATTTGCGAAGTCTTGGCATATCCTGCGAGAGACTGATGAGTCGTGAGATAGTTACCCAAATCCACAGGTGTGCCACCAGTGGCAGCAATCGTCTTAGTCACACCATTAATCTTAACACTGTGAGTGTGAGTTGTATCACTCTTTCCGCTAATATCTTGATGTGAGGTTAAGAAGGTTGCACCTTTAGTTATTATTACTGTCTTCCCAGACTTGGTAATACCTGTCACAGCATTTCCTGTTCCTGTGGTGGTGACTGCATTCACATATCCATCAAGAGACTGATGAGAGGTGAGGAATCCGCTATCGTTAGTGAGTTGGCTGGTCTTGGTCGGCAACTGCGAAGTTTTGGCATATCCTGCGAGAGACTGATGAGAGGTGAGATAGTTACCCTTAGGCTGGTATTTTGCTGCTGCGTCAGCATCGGTGATATACTTCAAACCCTTGACCCAAGTCTCAGTAGCATAGCCTGTGAGAGACTGATGGGAGGTGAGGAATGTAGCACCTTTCACAAAAGATATTGTCTTTCCGCTCTTCGTGATTGCTGTCAACGCATTGCCCGAACCGCTTACGTTTATAGCATTCACATATCCATCAAGGCTCTGATGTGAGGTGAGATAATTGCCTATCGGTTGGTAGGTCTGTCTTGCAACCTCAGTGGTAAGATACGCTGCGAGGATAGTTGCAACCTCCTCCTTTGTATAGGTATCGGTTATTCCATATCCTCTGAGCGTAGTTGACTTATCAGCCTTCTGGGCGATGGCTTTCTCGATTAATTTGTGAAGGTCATCATCCTTTGCCAACTTGTCAGCAATCTCTTTCAACGTATCAAGAGATTCAGGTGCGCCACCGATGAGGTCAGCAATCGCCTTGCGGAAAGAACCATCAACCGATGATGCACCGTTAATGATGTCAATGGTGGCTTGCAAAGATGCTTCCTTGGCGGTCGCACGCTGCACTTCATCCGTAAGCGATGTTCCCAGCGCATACTTGCTGTGAGTGTGTGATGTGATGTCGCCCGTAAGCACGTCTTCCACCTTTGCCTTTGTAAGCTGATAGGAAGAAGAGACGGACACACCGCTGTCAATAAACTCGCCCCGTGCGTCATCATATATCCACCAGTTTCCGTTATGTACGTAAGGGGATTTTCCGTTTTCGCCCTTATCACCCTTTACACCTTGGAGACCCTGAATACCCTGCTCACCTTGGATTCCTTGCTCACCTTGAATACCCTGTTCGCCTTGGATACCTTGCTCTCCTTTATCGCCTTTGTCGCCTTTATCGCCCTTTACGTAGATATTGCTCTTTACGTAAGATTGCGAGTCCTTATTCCATGCGTACACGTAGTTGTCTTCCCCGATATATGTAGGATGATTGGCAGTGTCATTAGCATTATCAGCGGCATCAAGAGCTGCCTGCTTAGATGTTGCAAAATCAGTCTCTCGCTTTGATTCTGCTGCGACACGACCTTCCTCTGCCTTAACTCTCAATGCCTCGGCATTGGCGATGGAAGTATTTGTCTCTCTGGCTTTTCTTGCTTCACTGTTTGCGTTATCGGCAGCTGCGTTCGCTCTGTTAGCGGCATCAATAGCAGCTTGCTTCTGCTCTGTAATGTCCGTGACGGAAGCATCTACTCTGTCAGCAGCTTCGTTTGCTTTCAGCGCTGCGCCCTCAGCAGACTTCGCCTTTGCATCGGCATTGGCTGCGGATTTATTAGCCTTATCAGCCGCATTGTTGGCATTTGTCGTTGCGGTGTTCGCATTCTCGGTTGCAGTATTCGCATTCTCAGTTGCGGCATTGGCGTTATCGGTTGCGGTCTTGCACGCTTCGGTCTGTGTTCTTGATTCCGCAGCTGCATCGGTAGCAGGCTTCATCAGCTCTGCCTTATCGCTATCCGTGAGGTCGGCAAAGCGGAGACGGATGCCTTTCGGAATACCGAGATTCAGCTTGTAGACAGGGTTTCCGTTTGTATCAGTACCAGAAGCCGATACGGAAGCGGTGGCATTCGCATCCTCGGCTAGGGTAGTCACATTGCCGATAAGGAACTGAGGGGTCTTGCCCGTAAAACCTCGGAAACCGCTCATATCAACAAGATAGGAATAAAACTTCTGCCCTCGTTCGTTCAGAGCGACTACATAAAGTTTGGCGTTATCCTCGTCCTCCACATTAGCGGTATTGATGAGAATGAAATCATTCTCTGCAAAGGTGTTTACGTCCATAGCATTCATCGCTGAAACGGAAGCGAATACCTTCTTGATTTGGAAAGCCTTACCAGTAAGGTTCACGTCCGTCTTGCTATAAGCCTTGGTGGTTGTATCCCATCTGTAGAAATATCCGTCTGCGTCTACGTAAGGAGGGTGCTGCGCAACACCGTTAGCATCCGCTGTTGCTTTATCGGCAGCCGCCTTTGATGTTGCAAAATCAGACTCGCGCTGAGTCTCTGCTGCCACACGAGCCTTTTCCGCATCTACCCTTGATGTTTCAGCCTTAACACGACTGTTTTCCGCAGTAACACGACCGTTCTCCGCAGTAACACGACCTTGCTCGGAATTGACGATGTTTTTATACGCTTCGATAAGGTCTGTGATAACAGGACTCATCGAAGTATAGAGTGCAAGCATACTCCATGTAGAGCCGTTATCATAGCTCACTTCAATACCCTCATTTCCACCTCGGAATTTAGGTGTCACACCCTCGGCTTTCACGCCTGTAGATTCTCCACCTATCACCCAATTACCATCGCTGTTGATGCTAGGCTTTATGCCATTGACGAGATAAGCCTTTACAAACTCGGCAGGAATCTTGACCTGCAAGCCGCTAGCTGTGTAAACCCAGAAGAAGTCCGTGCTCACTACAAGGCGTGAGGCGGTTCTCAACTGGCTGGCTATGTCGTTGATTTTTGTTTCTGTTGCCATACGCTAATCATTTTTAGAGTTATCCAATAGAGCAGTAAGAGCATCGCAAGCGGCAGGGGCAAGGAAATTCTCCGCTACAGCACGGAGAATTTTCACTTCCTCCTCATCAAATTCCATTTCTCCACGATGCTCATATATCTTGTGCGCCAGGACTGAACACGCCAGTCCCGAACCTTTTTCGTATATGAGGTTAGCGATAAGCTCACGCATATCCACTACTGTGCTCCTTGACTTTGCAAGGTCGGCATAAACTTCAATTCTTTCCAAATTAATTTTCATATTGCATTTCTTTAAATTATCCGTTACTGTATGTTCCATACCACATTGAGCCTATGTAAACAAAGATGTTCAGCTGTCCCTGACTACCAGAATAGAACTTCCCACTGTCCTTAACCGTATTCTGAATAACGAGCCTCTTGCCAGGGTGATAGAAGGTGATATTTCCTGTACTTCCCTGTATCACGATGACAACCTGTCCTTCGTGAGGATTTGCAGGTAAATAAAAACTGCGACCGTTAGCGTTGGTAAGGTAAGCTACTGTGCCTCTGTTTTTCTGAAAGAGATAGTCTATACTGCCTATATTTAAATCTCCTGCGACCGCACTTAAAGCAAGACCGCCGAGAACATTATTACCTAAGCTCGCAACACCTACACCTTTCGGTACATCGACGATGAGCGCAGCACCGTAATATTTATCTATATTATTCAATGTCATAGAATCAGGTGTATACTTGCGGATATACAGGGACGGAGAAGAAACACTTAGCGTGCTTAACGCCTTCTTGTCGTACATCTGTATTGTACTGCCGCTAGGGTCATCAGCAGCAAAGACACCCGCTCCAAAATAATTTGACTTGTAACCAGTAAAAATACCTTCACTCGATAAAATAGCCCCTTTAAAGGTCTTATTGCCTACATCAGCGACACCTACACCTAACCTTTCTTGAGAGATTTCTACGCCGCCGATGATTCCAGAAGTCGATTTAAGACTTCCGTTCTTATCGACCGAGAACGGTGCAGAAGAAGCAGTAGAACCGCCTAACCACAATGCCGCCCCGTCCGAACCAGGAATGCGATAGGAAGCAAATATCTTACCGTTCTCTACGAGATTGAACTGCTGACCTTGCGTAAAATTCAGTACGGCATTTTTAGCAAGGATGAGCGGAGCATAGATAGGTCCTGTATCAGATAGCTGCGTCCAGTATGTACTGCCGTCCGAGCTTGTCGGGGAGTTGTTTGAAGCGGAAGTATGGGTCAATGCGCACATGTATTGCCTCCATCCGTCATTAGCTCTAGCATCCTCAACATATACAAGGTCGATGTATTTCTCCTGCTTATTGGTCAGCGCAGACTCATTGAGATATACAACACCGCTCTTCCAGATAGACGGTCGGATAATACAACCAATCGCACCCATCACACCTGCCTCTGCGAAATTACCAATAACAACTGGAGTGGAACTTGTAATATCCCCATTCGAGAGCGTCGTCTTCACGTAAGACCACAAATAAGGCTTGGAAGACGTAGGGTTTACCATTTTGGTAGTCCAATCGCTTGATGATGTTGTGATTCCCGAAGACTTCGAAGAGATGAGATAGTAGGTCTGTATCGAATCAATACCTACACCAGGTGCTCCAGGTGCTCCAGGCGTTCCAGGTGCTCCATCTGTACCGTTTTTTGCCTTATAACCTTCGCAAGAAACCACATCGTCCGTAGTTCCGTCTGTATAGGTTGTTCTGACAATCTTCCACAGCCAAGGGAACGAATCATTAAAATCTGTCGGCATTGACGTACTGCCGTATTCCCATATCTTCCAAGCTTCAGGCGCAGGAGATAAAGAACTATAGGTATAGAACTTTGTTTCCTGCTTAGATATACTCTTAGGGAAGCGGTTAAAGAGCTTCGGTGTCGAGAATGTTCCATTACTGCCCACAACACCCTTCTTATATGCTACATATACGTATTGTTCATCCACCGTAGGAGGCATCGGGTCATCCTGCCAACCGTTTGTCAGACTACCATTTTTTCGGCTTGGTGTTGGAATCGAAGACGCAGAACTTGATGAAGAGAGATAGTAGATATACTCATATCCATCACCGTCCTCACCCGTCACGTTAGGAACGACCTTAACCGTTACATAGTCGGAATAGCCTGAGCCGTCAAGCGTGCCCGTCACTTTGAAGACTATAGTCTGTGCAACCATGCCTAGATTAGCACCTTCTGCACACGATATAGAAGCCGTATTACCACTTATGGAATAAGACACATTAGTAGTATTTGCTCTGTCTCTAACAACAGAGCTTATATTACAGTCCCTTCCGTATACACGAAGGCTAAAATGAATATCCTCGCTGAACGCTACCAGTGCCTTGCCATTACTATCTGTCGGAATAGTGACAATATCGTCCGTAGATGAAGCCTTAGGCGCATGCTTGCCATCGGTAGCGATATAGCCGATAAGCTGTGCATCGGAATAAGTCGTTTTACCGTCTTTCCATACTATCTTATCACGACTCCAGATGTACGTTCCCTTAGAGGCATCAGTAGGATAGGCATCGTCCCATGAAGTAGGCTTATCTTTGTCGGATGCCGATGTACCATATTGCTCTGTTACCGATGCAAGGTCAGAGCACTTGCCAATGCAGTAAATGCCAGTGAAGGCTTCATCATTATTAGTATAGGTTACCTTGTCGGCACTCCATACATAATCATTTGCATAGGTCTCAATTACAACCTTAGACAGGGTATTATAAGTGAAGCTGCTAGGCTGCGAAGTTATGGATTTTGACAAGCCATACCATGTGTTTACACTTGTAATGCCTATGCCATCCTTCGCCTTATAACCTTCGCAAGAAACCACGTCAGACGTAGTTCCATCAGTATAGGTTGTTCTGATAATCTTCCACAGCCAAGGATTGCTATCATTGAAATCTGTTGGCATTGACGTACTGCCTGAGTTCCACAACACATCATTTTTTGGCGCAGAAGTCAAGCTGCTATGCGCATAGAACTTTGTTTCCTGCTTAGCGATGCTTTTAGGGTAACGGTTAAAGAGCTTCGGTGTCGAGAATGTTCCATTACTGCCCACAACACCCTTCTTATATGCTACATATACGTATTGTTCATCCACCGTAGGAGGCATCGGGTCATCCTGCCAACCGTTTGTCAGACTACCATTTTTTCGGCTTGGTGTTGGAATCGAAGACGCAGAACTTGATGAAGAGAGATAGTAGATATACTCATATCCATCTCCGTCCGAACCCGTCACGTTAGGCACTACCTTCACGGTCACATAGTCGGAATAGCTTGAGCCGTCAAGCGTGCCCGTCACCTTGAAGACAACGGTCTGCGAGGTAATACCGAGGGCAGCACCTTCCTCGCACTTTATTGTAGCTACATTGCTGCTGATAGAGCAAGAAACATTACTGAGCGTAGAACTGTATTTTTGGATAGATGAGATATTACATTCATGCCCATCTACGAGAAGGCTAAAACCAACTTCCTCTCTGAATGCCAGAAGAGCATTGCCATCGCTGTCTGTCGGTATAGTGACAATATCATCGGAAGACTTTGCCTTAGGCGCATGCTTACCGAAATGTGCGTATTCCGCAGGCTCAGAAAACGCACCCCAACGACCGTTGGTTGATACTCGCTTGCTTACCCATTCATACTGGTTCACTGCATCCACGCCCGTAGGGTCATCCGTCCATCCCAATGTGGTAGGAACATAATCTGCGCGCTGATAATCGGTGTCTGTAGCATAGCCGCTAGGTGTAGGGTTGGAAGGAGCTGAGTTTTGCAACTTAAAGATATACTCAATACCCTTACCATCCTTACCGTATGCAAGCACAGGTACAGACTCCTTGTCAAGCATCTGATTGTTCTTATCGTAGAGAGCGAAAGTAACCATCTTATCGTCTGACGCTACATCAACACCAGCACCAAGAGCCAAGTCTTTAGTAGCATTCTCGCTCTTTCCGTATTTCAGCGACATTCCCGAAGGAAGGGTAGTGAGCTTGTATCGCTTGTCGTCTGACGATGTTGCATAGACATCACAGCTCACGGAATTGACTGTCTTGTTTCCGTCCTTATCTACTACGATACTGTCAGCAGAAGGTATCAGTTCATAGACTACGGTATCAGATGATTTGAGGATTGTAAGCTCCCTTGTATACTCGTAGTTAGCTCCTGCATATCTACCAACAACCGTGATGTTCATCTTTGTAACCTGAGTAAGGGTATCGGCAGTAAGGTTATCCGCATCAATGGTGATTACCTTTGCCTTACCCTCAATGCTCATTGAGGTCTTCAAGCCTGCGACCTTAGAGATATTGAGCGAGGTAATCGCCCATGGTTCATTGTGATACATCAATGAAACCTTAGTCTTAATAGGCAAGCCGATGTACTTAGCTGTCTTGGTATTCCATGCCACCGATGCACTCTCGTTACTGAGGTCGCACACCATAAATGGCAGGGTATCGTGCTGAATACGGATAGGCATTTGCACCATCTTTGAGGTCTTGCCTTCAAGCTCTACCACAATCGTTACCATTGCATCCGTAGCCTTGCGCATAGCATCATAATCGACGTTTGCATCGTCATTTGTTCCAGACACTCCGTCCTTGATATTGCGGATAGCGGTGACAAAGATGGTAGAGTTCTGTACCATCACCTCACAATCTTCGCTCACGGCATGTACACGATAATGACCTGCTGTCACGTCCTCAGTATTACCATCCTCTTCAAGCAATATATCCAATCCCTTGCGGACGAATACAGCAGTAGAGATGCGGTACTGTTTTGTAGTCTTCTCCTCGTCCTCGGTATAGAGACCGTTAATGACATTGCCCATATCATCTACCGTGATAACGCTCTGATACTGTGACAGACTTACATCATAAGCCTTCGCCTCCTCACGCAAGTCATCCAGTCCCGAAAGACCTTGCAGATAATTGATGTTACCTCCGAAGTAGATGTTGTCCTGAACATAGATACCATTGCCTTCAGGTCGCACGGTAGAGCCATCCTTCTTGACAAGTGCCAGACCACCAAGCCAGCCATATCTAGCCACACGGTTCTGCGACTGCACTTCCCATGTGCTGACTCCATCCAACACCTCTATAAAGCTGTTTCCCCTTGACGAGAAATACATGCTGCTCTGTCGTTTGTCATCGGTGAAGCTACCGTATTGCGCAAAGTCCATATAGGCGCAAGGGTCGGGAGTCACGGAACTTTTCTTTCCGTATTGAAAGACGAACTTACCCTTCTCATTCGTGATGATGTGCTGAACGTAGAAATAGGTAGAGAAGAAGCCCTTGTGCTGAACGAAGTTGCAATCGTCCAAAGCTCCTTCCTCTATCTTGTCTGCTCCATGGGCGTTATCTATATCGGCATAGAGACCACGACAGATGTCACCAACCTGCAAAGAACCATAATCGTTATCCTCAAGATGAAGGGTAATGATACGATTCTTCACGTCAACACTCTCTATTGTACCAAAACCGTTCGTGTTCCATTGCTCTGCCTTTGTTACAGAAATCTCATTGAAGACGAACTTAGGAGCAGAAATGAACTGACGGGCATAGATGCTGTTTGCCTCTATATTGCCCTTCTCATCTATCTGAGCACCCTGACCGTAAGGACCTGATGAGAAGTTGTTGGTAAGGAGACGGAAGAGGCTCAGAGTACCATCAGCAGACCATGTTCCGTTACCTTCGCCAATATTTAATCCCTGCAAGAACTTCTGTACCTTCTCAAAGGTGATAGTGCCGTGGGCGGTATCGTTGAACTGCTTAGAAATAAAATTATTACTTCCGTATTTAGCAATAAGGCTTCGTAGCTGAGAAACAGAATAACCACCCCCACTACCGTTACTTCCACCGCTCGCAATGATTGTCTGTACATCTTCTTTGAGCTGCGTTATAGTACCTTTTATTGCCTGATTACCTATTGTAATCGACTGAATAAAGTCGTAATCAATATTAGTCGATAGCTTCAATACTCTTGTCGCAAGCTCATATCCGTGTCCGTCCTTATATGTAACGCTCTGTCCGATTTGTAGTTGAGGGTTATCCATCAAGAATACATCAGAATATGATTTAACCTCATAGTTATTCAAATCAGAGAGTAATCGCACAATCTCCTCCTTCGCTTTCTCTAACAATCTATCTTTAGCATCCTCATAATAAATTGTATCAGCCATTACGATATTATAGAGAACTGTGATATTACACTTCAAAGAAGGTTTGCTGTCTCCACGAGGTATGAGCATTTCTGCTTCATTTGTAGGTATGATAACCTCATTATCCTCTTGATAGATGATTTCGTAATCACCAGCAAATACTGAGAAATTGCTATCACTAACATCATCTGACGTATGCGAGGATGATGCCTCTTTATGATAGATAAGTTCAAAGCCTACATATTCGCCGTTAGAGCCACGACCTGCAAGCGGAGTAGAAAGTGCACCATTATTGAAGTTAGCTTCAAATGAGCACCCGATATTCTTACCATTGATAAGCAAATTATCGGTAATTTCAAAGTCATACCAATAATGAGTAATGCCATCATCTATAGTTGTATTGATAATCGTCTTTCCTTCTACTTTTTCTGTTGTAGGATAAGCCAATCTCATATACCATACTGTAAAAGTCTTGTATTCTTTGACAGAACCATCTGTATTGTATGAGATAGGGATTTTTTCATTATTTTCATCAAGCACATACTTAACTCGCCCACGTACATTATATACATAGGTATTAAGTGAAGGATAAATCTGAGATAAATCAAGTACCTTTGTAAAGAGAGGTTCTTTCGTTTTATCCGCTCTAAGGTCAAGGGTTGAATACTTATCAATAGAGTAGGAGCGTTCCTTTCCGTCTATCGATATTGTACCATTGCCCTCATCTAATTGCAGACGTATATCACCAGATGATACATTCTCACCCTTGCTATTTACCTGAGTAATATTTCTTGTACCGCCGAAGATAGAGAAAGCGTTATAGTAGCCTTCTTTGCTATTATTGATACTTGGTACACCTACATTCTTTCCAACCTCCAAAACGACAGGAGTTGCGCCGACTAAGACCTTACCGATGTAGATAATTTCATCATCATAGTCAATATGCCATTCGCAGTTATCTCCGATAGCATTTGTAATCGCTGTAAGTGCAGAAATAAAATCGTTATCGCTAAATGATACATTGATTGTATTTGCCGTAACCTTCTGAAAAATGACTTTCCATCCGCATTGACCAAACATTAAATCCTTGTTAAGGAAATCTTTTATTTTTTCGCTAAGTGCAGACGTAGTACCTACGAAAGACCATACATTTTGCTTTACCTCTATATTCTGTGAATTACGGGTATAGATAAAGAATGGGGTCTTCGATAGAATCATCTTCGGATGCAGGAACTGAGGAGTGTACTTCCAAGAGCATTCATCTGATTGAGTAGGTTCATACGATTCCAAGAGAAGGAACTTCCTAGTAACCTCTCTTACCTTATCTATCTTATATGTATAATTGATATACGCACCAGCAGGCAGAATAATCTTCTCGGCAGCGGAGAAAGACAGAGAAATGTAATCTGACTTAGACATTTCCTGTTCTCTCTTCGCTGCCGATGTTACTTCCGCTTGCATCAGCACATTATCATTAATATCGTATATCTTAATCATAACTTAATTCTATCATTCGGGTTGTACTCCGTTAATTTGAGTACAAATTTACCTCTTTTTAAGCCATAATCACCAAACTGCGAGCATTGCGTATAAACAAGTTTAAAAACCCTCTTTAAGCGAGGAACTTTTAAGCAAAACTCACCCGAATAAGCTATCTTATTAAGAAAAGCTTCATATTTCTGCAAGTAATCTTCTTCTGAACTACCTTCAAGGAAGAAAGAGATACTTACTTCACGCTTATCTTTCTTTGCATACTTTGATGTAGCGATAACGGATTGTCCGTGTTCCAATCGACTATTGTTGGTTACAAAGCTTTTTACTGGTGCTGGGGTCAGCAAGGCTTCTCGCCAACCCCTTACCAATGTAATACCGAAAGTATCAAGGTCAATGTAAGCAGAATCCGCTTCATCGACCAATTTAATAAAAGCATCATTCTTCATAACTTAATACTTATCCTTCATTAATTTATACATACTTGCGATGTCCTCACGTATCAATATAATAGGTGCAGTATTCTTATTGATTGCTTCCAACTGCTCCAACCCATGATACTGAATATCTCGCATTTCTGAGATATTGTTATATGTCTGTTCGGCATAGATGCGCAAAAATGAAACATCAACGGCGATAGCCTTACGAACCTCATTACCTTGCTCTTGGGCAATCTGCATCGCATAACCGATACCGATAAGGCTGCTTGCCTGGTCTGCGGTGATAGCTTCGATACCTTTACCCGTTGCCGTCTGCTGAGATTGCGCCTCTTTATACCCTGTTATTGCAGCAATATTATCTCTTATCTTCAAACCTTCATCAACGATGTTATCATACTCTTTTTTAAGTATATCCAAATCGTCATTAGAGAGCTGTCCTTGTTTCATCTTATCTGCCCATTTCTCATAAAGGGCTTTAAGTCTCTTGTTTGCAAGGTCATCAACGGCAAAGTTAAGCATAGACTTATTGAGCATCGTTGTGAAATCATTTGCGAAATCTTGCGCCGATTTACTCATATCCATAAGATTGCTAATAAAGTTGTCCTTTAACGAATCGAAGGTTGTCTGCGTAAGATTCTGATTGATTTTATCAGTCAGCTCTTCAAGCTTCTCGGCAAGGTCGGTATAATTCTCCCAATATTCAGTTTTATCATATTTACCTTGGTCGGTCATATTCTTCCATACATCTTGATTGTATGTGCGAATATCCTTCATCTGCTCTGGAGTGAGCTTATAAATATCCTCCAAGGAATTTACCTTGTTTATCGTAGAATTAACATAACCGCCTCTTACTGCTGATTGCTGTGCCAACGTGCGATTGATAGCAGCATAATCCTGTGCCGACAGATTCCAATAATAAGCATTAGAATGATGAGAGCCGTGATAACCCATCTGTGATTGAAGAATTTCCATACTCTGCTTATTGATTTGCTTCTGTGCATCATAGGCTTTTTGATAATTGCTGACGGCACTCATTCCCGAAGTCTTATCAATCGAACTCTTTAACTGTTCAATAGAGTATTGCAATCGCTCATTTGATTCTGTAAGGCGATTTGTAGTCTCCGCAACCTCCTTCGCATTACTTCCATTGCCGATACCAAGAGCACTACCAAGCGATTTGATAGCCCCTACGCCGTTAATAGCTGCTCCGATATAGTTGCCCGTAGCAAAGTCTGATGCCGCTTGCGAACCCTTATTGAAGGCATCTGCACCACTTTTAAGCTTCTTTCCAAGGTCTGAATCACCGAAGCCGAGAACATCAATCAATTCACTTGCTTCTTGTAGCTTCTTAGCAACGTTACCGATGCCTTCTGCCCATTTATTAGCAATCTCCTTAATTGACTTCCTCGCCTTGTCTTGTGATACATTTGCATCCTCTTGAGCCTTCTTTACGTCCTTTGTTGCCTTACCAACCTTTACCTCAGAAACAGCGAGTTCATCAAAGAGTTTCTTTAATTTTTTGAGCTGTTCGTTACCAAGATTCATTTTATTCTCATTAAAGAGTGTGCTCTTATTCTGAGAGATTATCTTATCGGTACTTACAGATACCCCTGTCTCCGCAAAGACTTTCTGTATAGTAATTTTCGTAGAAGACTGCTGTTCTTGTGCATTATATTGCTCTACTGTGGCTTTTCTTAAACGCTCTTGTGCGTCAGCAGCCTCTTGTAAGAGCCGATTATATTCTCGCACCTTCTCATTAGACCATCCCCATTTATCGGTCTGCTCTGAAATTGCATCATCAATCTTACCAATCTGTTCAGATACAACCTTCATATCATCAATATCAAGAGTACCCGAACCGAGAAGGTCTTTGAGTTTTTTTCTTAAATCTTCGAGATAAGATTTACTCAATCTTCCCATATCAGAGAAAACAGAATCCCAGTTGATAGAATCCTTGAAATCATTAAAGTTGAGCTTCTTTAGCTGCTCTTCAAGGTCAGTTTTCAACTTTGCTTCCTCGAAAAGATTACCTTTTGCCCTTGCTTCTTTGATTTTCTCATTATACTCCTCAACGATGGCGAGCTTCTGCTGTTCGAGGTTGCCATACTCCTTTAAGTATTCACGATATGATTTTAATTCATCGGCATAAATTTCATTATTATATGATTCTACAGTCTTTTGCTCAATGATGGTGTACTGCTCGGTAATCTTCTTAATATTCTTTGAATCAAGATGTTTCTTATCATCCCAAGTCTCAGCCTTACCACCCTTTGCCTTGATAACAGACTGCTGTGCGTCAAATTCAGCTTTCTGTCGGTCACGCTCTGCCTTGATAGCTGCATTCTTTCGCTCTTCAATCTGCTCAATTTCTTTGGATAGCTCTCTTTTGCGCTCGGCAATAACCTTCTCTTCGCCTTCTTTCATCGCCTTAATCTTTGCATCGGTTACCTCCTGTTCCAAAGATTGCCAAGCTTTTGCTCTTTCGTAAGCATTCTTATAGATAACATTATCAAGCTTCCCTTCTGCTGAATTAATCTGCTTCTGTTGAGTAGCATCTTTCTTAACATCCGATTTTGCTTTATTCGCTAGAGAACGTTTTGCTGCTTCCTCTTGTCTGATAAGCATTCTCTGTTCGCTATTCTGCTGAACTTGCGTTCTAAGAACTTGCATTCTAAGTTCACGCTCTGCGGCAATATCCTTCAAAGATTGAGTATGCAATTTAGCTTGCTTCTCATGTAACTCAACGAGCTGTTGCTGCTGCTTTATCTGAAAATCGTATTTCTGCTTAACAAGAGCCTTTGCCTCCTCAATGGCAGCGATTTTCTCCTTTCCTTGTAAGGTATATATTTTATTTCTTACCTCGGCAATTTTTCCATCAAGTTTGAGCTGAGTTTCCTTATTCTTATTGATAGCGATTTGCGTTTCTTGAATCTTACCTGCAAGGGAAGCCGCTTGCTCTGCCTTTGTAAGTATTCCATTGAATGCCGCTCCTAACTTCTTTGATAAATCTTCATTGGTAAAAGCATCATAGATAGTCTTTGTTGCGCCAATAACACCTGATACTTGTGTTTTGAATACATCAATAACAGTTTCACCAGCACCCTTAATTCCATCCCAAGTCTTTTTAAGACCAGCAGTAAAGGTGTCCCAGTCCATATTTAATACACCTTTAATGGTAGTTCCAAGACCACCAATAAGGTTCACCGCAGCTTTTACGGCGGTTTTGAACGTCTTCACGAAATTGTTACCGAAGTCACGAAGAGGAGCGTTTGGCTTAGTGAAGCACTTGTACAGGTATTCTCCGAAGATAATCACAATATCAGTGATAGACTTAGCAAGAGAACCAAAGTAAGCCATCAGCTTTGTATAGACCTTCTGACCCTCTGCGGATTTAGTCATCCATGTATGCACCGCCTTGAAAGCAAGGGCGATTGCAGCAATTACCGCACCCACAGGTGTTGCACACATTCCCCATAGAGCCTTTGTTACAGACTTGATGGCAGTAAGAGACCCCGTCACAGGAATACCAAGAGCCTTGAAAGCTTCGCCAACCTTACCAATCTCACCTTGCAACTTACCATTGGCAGTCATTACATTGATGATACCGTCTTTAAAATCACTTAGACCAGACTTTGCTTGTGCGAACTCCTCACTAAAACGCTGACCGATGGAAGAACCGCTTACTTTTGCTTTCAGCTCATCAATAGGTTGAGTGATTTTATCTTTTATGCTCTGTCCGAAATCGGAAATCTTCTGCCAGGAATCGGAAATCTGATTACGTAATCTACCGATAAAAGTTTCTTCGTTCTTCTCACGGATAGCCTCTTGCAAAACAGAAATATTATTCTTTGTCTTTTCTATCTCAGACTGTAGTTTCTGCAAGTCTTCTTTCTGCTTTTCTCCAAGTGGCTTTTCATCCATCTTAGAAGCTTCTGCTTCTAAATCTTGCAATTTCTGCTTACTCTCATCAAGCTTAGAAGTAAGTTCTGATAATGATGTGTCCTCAACGTTGATTTTTACTGTTGAGGTTGTATCAGATTGAACGATAGTTGAACCGCCTTGAATCTTATTCGCAGCTTCGAGAAGAGCATTGTATTGCTGAAGGTCTGCATTAAGTCGCTGCTGTTCTGTTTGCCAATCATTGATTTTTGATTGAAGGGCATCAATATTTGCCTGTGCTTTCTCTATAAGCTTATTGTAGTAGTTAGCACCATTTCCTGTCTCGTTATCCGCAGCAGAAAGATTGTTCATAGCATTCTTATAGCTCTCAATCTTTGATTTCTGCACTTCTATTTTCTTCGTTGCTTCCTCGATATTTTTAGCAAAATCAGTTGCATCAAGCTTATTTTGAATATCTTCAATAGCCTTCTCATACAACTTCATATCTGCTTTCAGCTCCTTTGTGCTCTCGGATTGCATTCGTTCAATCTCAGCACGACCCGAAGCAACGGAAATGTATTGCTGCAAAGCTTCTGTCAGATGTCTAGTTGCCTCTACGTTCTGATTTTCCGCTTCGGCATTCTGTGTTGCCGCCTCGGCATTTGCTACGTGAGCTGCTGCTTCTGCTGATGTGGCGGTTGCTGCCGTTGTAGCCGTAGCCCCTACAGCAATATTCGTTGCGGATTGAACACCATTTGCGCTTGTGCTTGCAACGGAGAAAGCACTTAATGCTTGATACGCACCATTTACCTGAGAAATAGAGTTTCTTACACCATCATAAGATTCAACAAGTTCTTTTACATCACCTTTCGCCAATTCCAAAGAATGCTTTTGAGCATCAATCTGTTTGGTAAGCGAACCGAATGCCTCTGAACCTTTTTCTGTCTTAGCTAACTGTTCGTTAAGTTTACCGATAGTACCTTCAATGGTTTCTACTCGTTTATTGGCGGTATCAATCATTTCAGGTACTAACTGAATCCCCTTCGTAGCTTCATCCATAGCAGATTTAAGAACCTGCATAGCCTTGGTGGTCTTTGTTGCAAGGTCTTCATCGGATTGCGCCACATCGTTAAGTGCCTTATTCATTCTCTGAGATAAAGCTTCTGTATCAACGCCGACACGGTTCAAACCATCACAAAGCTTATCAAGTGATGCTTGAATATCGGAAATATCCATCTGTCCGCTGATTCCAAGTATTTCATCTGCTGCTGCCATATTGTTTACTTATTTATGTGATTATTACATCAAGCCCATAAAGAAATCATTAGCAGAGATTGGCTTATCTATCTTATGATACTCTTTTTGCGGCTTTTTTTGCTGCCTGCTGCCTTTTCTCGGTTCATCCTTGGTATTTGTATTAAAGGACGGAATCGAGCGGCTAAGCAGAATAATATTAAGGTATGAGCGATTAAATACGACCTCCTCGTAACTCATACGAAAGTACTTCATTACTGCTCCGATTATTGCCCACGGGGAGTCGTTTTCGGCTCCGTCATTATCTTCATCTGGGTCAGGAAAGTTATAGAGGTTAAGAAAAAATTTGCATTAAAAGAACCACTTATAAGCTTCACAAGCTCGTAGAATGCCATAATATCAAGGTGCTTGCGTATATATCGCCCCCATACTTTGCGTGCCCACTTCTTGCGAAAGGCGCACACGATAAAAATCTCGCTCATTAAACGAGCTGTCTCAGAGTGCTCAAATAAGAGAGGGATAACATTTATCATATCGCCTTCTTTCCATGTCGGTTCTTTGATAGAGTTACCGAATACACCCATTTCATAAATCTGCATAAAGGTAAGTGGCTTCACTTTAAAGCGAAACATACCAACCTTAATCTTTACAGATGCCTCAGAAAGTGTCTTTGCCACCTTTTCCTTATCTGATGTTTTCATATCAAAATATGTTTTATAACATAAAAAGCGGTGCGGCTTGGGAAAGTTCCCTTACCTCACCGCCTTTTGAAGTTTAATTTTAATCTTTTATCTAAATGAAAATCTTAGAAATTAAGTATTCTTACTTACCATTTTAGGCACTGATATCCTTGGTAAGAATATTACGATGACCGCTCTTCTTGTCACCCTTTGCATCGAATACCGCCATCTGACGGAACTCAATGTTAAGATTAGGAAGTCCACTCTTACCGATAGAACCACTGCGAGTGATTGTAAGTTTCATCTTAGACCACTGGAAGGTACGAGAAGGAATATCATCCAAATCTTTTGTCACAATCTGAACTGCCTTATAAATCTCGGTTTCTTGTGGAAGCTCATTCAACCAAGCATCCTTACCACCAGTACCCTCATCCTTTGTATAACCAAGAAGCTTCGTGAAGTTATCTTCTGAGAAATCGTATGTCTGCAAGGTAAAGCCCTTTGTTGCTGCTGATGTGGTCAGCACTGCGTAAGGGTCTTCTGAATCCTCAACCTCTACATCCGATGTCTGTGCTGCCTGGTCGTTAAAACTCAAGCTACCAGAAACGACAGCCTTAATTTTGTCACTCCATGTTGTAGGATAGCCGCCATTTTCGACACAATCGGCAAAACTGAAGCTTTCCAAGCCATATACACCATTCTTTGCCATAGTTTTATTCTTTTAAATTATTGTACGTTACATTAAATTTCATATTGACGTAATAAGTGTTATCATTATCACGAGTTGGGCGAGAGATAGAGTAGAAATCGAAGTAACAGCCACCGAGGTAAGTACCGTCACCAAACAGAGAAAGAATCTTCTCCGAGTAATCAGAGAGTTTCTTTATGTTAGGTAGATTTGATAAGGTCTTAGGGCAATGAATATTCAGATTCACTACACCCTCATTAATAGCATCACTATACACAAAGGGAAGATGATTGATTGCAATATAATCACAAACCGCCAACTTCTCGGGTATCTCATATTTATAGATACGACCTTTCTTTATGCCTATTCTCTCAATATTTTCATTGAGATACTTAAATAATGCCGTAACGGCTGTATCACCGAGTATCATATCTAACTATCGCTTTTAATCGTTTCAGCTACTTCTTCAAAAACCTTCTTCATTTCGTCACGAAGGAAATACTTAGTAAGATGTAAGACATTGTAACCTTTATCCTCTACATATTTTCCGTAGTTCATGCCAGCCACAATGACGAGAGAGTACCCTTTGGGTGCTACTACACCTTCTTTCTGTGCATACTCACTGAGTGCATTTCCACGAAATTGCATAACATTATCCATAGAAAATGGATTGTCATGCACTTTCCCTTTTTCATCCTTATACGTAGGATTATAATCTTCACTTACCTTAGAGGTTAGAAGTTCACCATCAAAGTATAAGGCGAAAGAAATTGAGTTCTTCAAGTTTGCAGTTCGGTCTTTATACCCCTTATTATTCTTTGAATAGGTGACCGCTTCTTCGGCAAGTTGGGCTAAACGTGTATTAAGCGTATTAATCACATATTGCCTCTTTTCGTTCAACCTTTTCTGTAAGGCTTCACGACCTTTGATTTGTAATTCAACCTTTGCCATATTGCCGCCTATTAGAGCCAAATTCTAAGATAGCGTTTCTTTAAGGTTACGAAGCCTTTAACCTCCATTTCCTTATCAATCGTGCCATCTTTCTTGGTTATCCAAACCTTTTCGCCTTCCTTCGGTATGAGAGGGTATTTTGCTTTTGAGAGAGGAGCATAGATTTCGTGCGAATACACGTACTGCTGCCCGTCTACCAGAGTGATAATCTTCGCCTGCGAATTAGGCAAAATAACGCACTTTCCAAAGGTTTGCCATTCTCCTGCGGGCTGTTCGATAGGATTTCCGTCCTCATCAAAGCCATCTTGTGGAGCACCTTTTACTTTAAGTATATCTTCAAAGTTCATACGCTATCTATTTGATTACCATACCTTCACACTCTGAACCCAATAATCGTCAGAAGTACTATCAATAACAAGGTCAGCATCCAATCCAGCATCCTTCGCAATAGATTTAATCATTTTATCAATGAGATTCTTGTCGTTCTTGTAACTCTGAGAGATACCGCCAACATTCTCACTTGATAATGGATTCATCTTGTAGAGGATACGCATAGCCGCATAGGCTACGGGTTTCTTTACCGCTACAGAGTATTCATCAGCCACGGATGCCGTGATGCTAAACTTATCAGCAGCATCAATAAACATCTTCTCCAAAGTCTCATCTGAGGTAGAGAAAGGCTGAATCTCGCTTGCTATGGCTTCTGAAATTGTCATGCTAATCTTGTTATCTTATGAAGTTTCACTTATTAAATCAATATATCCATAACTGAGGGTCAGTGCATTAAGCACCAACCTTCAAGATAAAGAAGTCTTCGATACCATCGAATACTGGTTGCATCCACATTTCGTTGGTAAGGTGATAACCCTTCTTATCTCTCCAATAACCGATAAGGTTGTTATCGTATGTAGAGTAAGAAACGCCATCAACTGGGTCAATAGCCTCCAAGCACTCAGCGCACTTAGGTACAGCCACTTTATCGGCACACATCGCAACAACTCGGTTATCTGGGATAAGGTTGTAAACGGTCTTGTCAGGCAGCTCAACAAACTTATCCTCATCAATCTGAATTGTTGGCAAGAGGATAGAGCGCAGATAGATATTCATCTGGTCAACGCTAATCATCGGTGCAGCAGGATTGATGGTAATCTCACCAAGGTTCAAGCGGAAGGTGTCCTTAATCTCCTTTGCCTTACACATTGCGAAGAATGTGTTCTCAGACATACGAAGACGCAGAATCTTACGACCCTTCTTGCGAGCCTCGTCCTTCAACTTCTTAATATCCTCAATAGGAGTTGCGTTCACCTCACCCCAATTTGTGGTAGCAGAGAGCTGCTTGACACCCAAATCAAAGGTATAAGATACGTTAGCCTTAGAGTTATTGGTACGTGATACAGTCTGAGTACCCTTGAACAATCCCTCGAAGTACAACATATCAATACGCTTATGTGGAGAGATAACCGCCAACTCAAAAGGTTTGAATGAGTACTTGATAAGTTCATCGTACTTAGCATTGAGCTGTGACTGTGTATAACCGCCACGTCCCGACATATCATTAAACTTACCTTCCAAAAGGTGCATCTGTTCGAGGTAATCGTTATCGAGCTCCCACTCATCGGCAATACGACCGATAGAGCCAGTAAGCTGACCCCAATCAGGCATGGTATGCAATGGACGCTCTGCGTTCTTAGCGACAACAGAACCAACCATAGCAGCAGCATAGGTAGCCATATTTGCCTGATATACCTTTGCAGCACAATACTCAACAGGCTTCAACTCGTTCTTCCACTCAGCCTTATAGGTGGAAGTCTTCATGTATTCGTCAATGTAGGTCTGAAAAGACTTTGGGTCTTGCAGATTCTTCAAAATACTATTCATAATCTATAATCTCCACTTTTAAAGGTTACTGAATCTTAAACAAAGCGATACCAACAGCATTGATACCCAACTTAATATCCTCATTGATAGGATAAGGGAGTGAATCTTCCTCTACCTCCATTACCTGTAAGGTAGGAGTTGCTGCGATAGAAGACTCTTGGTCTCTTACATCGAGAGTATCGTATGAGAAGCCAAGAAGTACATCCTTAGTCTTATCATAATCTGATACAATCGCATTTGCAGCAACCGCGTTATCAAGTGCTGATACAGTCAGTGTATCTACACCATCAGCAGAAGCAATCGCCGAAATGGTTGCACCAGCAATCTTATCTCCAACCTGGAACAAAGAACCGCTAGCAATCTTCAATGTTGTAGCAGCTTTATCTGCTTTTTCTACAGCCTTTGCAGTCTTTACAACCTGCGCTTTACCACCAGTTACAAGTCTGAGAACTGTACCCTTCGCTACAAACTTTAAAGTAGCAGGAAGGTTGGCGCGGTCGAGGTCATAACCACCCTGTCGGCGAAGGCACTGCTCTTCAAGCCAAAGTGCTTCCTTGATATCCTCTGGCTTGGTTCTATGCAAAAAATAGCCTCTGTTTGACATAATTTTCTTCTTTTAAAGAGTTTAACATAATTCATTGATAATGCCTTACTCCTTTGGAGCATTACGCTCCGAGAAGCCTTGCATTTTTTTAATGAAATCATTCTGCTCGTCTTCGGGAGAGGTTGCCTTGGGTGCTTCAACAAAACTGCCGTTTGCTACAAGCGACTGCTTCAATGCAGTCCAATCATCGGCACATTGTTGTGCGAGAGTTTCAAGATTCTCTTCCTTGTCGAGCTGATAACGTGAACGGAACTGCTGCGGAACGTCCTTCAATTTTTCGCTCTTACCGAAAAGGTCATCAAGACGTGCTCTTTCTTCCTTTTCCTTGTATGGAGCAATGGCGGCGGCTACAGCTTCGCTAACTGCTTTCTGGGTACTCTTGGTAGCCTCGGCAATCATCTGCTGAACTTGCTCTTGCGTAAGCCCTGTTGGAGGTACTGGAGGGGTAGGAGGAACTGGTGGAGTAGGCTTATGGTTAGGGTCGTTAGGGTCAATCCATCCATCGAATTTCTTCGTTGTTTCGCTGACCGCACGATTGAATGATGATTGCATCATACCAACATAAGGTTCAACTGCCGAGATAGCACTCGTTACATCCTCGTCCTTTGACTCATCTGTTAGACCACGACTTGCAACAATCAGGTCAACCAGCTTTGAAAGTTCATCCTTCTTCAAACCATACTTTGCAAATGATGTTTTGGCAGAAGCAAGCACTTTTTCTTTTATTGTCATAGTAATTCTGTTTTAAACGTTAATAAATAAATAATTTTTGATTGCAAAATTACTATTTCTATTAATAAAATAATAATAAATAATAAAAGCTGTGTAAACAAATGCTATTTTTGGCGATTTTCTTGCGGTCTAAGCGGCTTTCTTTTAGTTTATGTATAGTTATTAAGAAACAAAAATAAAAGGCAAGATAGCCAATATTCTTGGTTACTTTGCCTTGCGTTGTATCATATCTATCTTTGCCTTAACCTTCTTCGGATTCCTAGCATCGTGATTACTCAATCTTACCACATGATACCCGAGCCGCCATATACCCGAAGAGCGGTTATCATCCTTGCGCTTTTGGTCTTTGGTAAAATGGTAGCCACCATCGAGTTCTACTATAGTTTTTATCTCTGGTAGATATATATCAGCGAAGTATAGCTTTCTGCCCGTAACTATCGGCTGCTGTGGTATTACCTTATATCCTAACTGAGTGCATATTTTCGCCGCAGCCTTCTCCGCATCGGTTGTATGCGAAAGGAGGTCGCAGCGAATTTGTCTGATAAGAGCCTTGCTTATCTTCATTGCTGATTTTGCTCTATGAGAGGTAAGTTGCCATGCTTCTTCAACTCCTCGTAAAGAAACAATCTTCCTTTCTGAGTCCATTTTGTGTGCATCACCGAGCCATTCGTTCCGTTTCGATGAACGATAGGTACAGTATCAGATTGCACATAACCATAAGGAAGGTACTTTGCGTACAATATCCACTGACCGCCAACCTTATGTTGAATGCCAAAATTACGAAGCAAGACATTGAACGCCTTTGCTGACTGACCGTAGTCCTGTGCAATTTGCGTTGTCGTTACAGTCTCATTGCTTGATAGAATCTTATCTACATAAGTTACCTTTGGTTGCATCTCGGATATAGCGCCGTTCAACTCTACGATTTCCTTTGAGCTTTCTTCAAGTTGTTTCTGTTGCTCTTCAATTTTTTGTTGCTGTTTTGCAGCCAACATCAGAGCCTCGGCAAATGACTGTGGCACTTGATATTGCTCACATTGTTTGATTTCTAGTTCTTCCCAACGAAGAATCAATTTCGCTCTTGCCTCGTCATTGAACTTAGTGGCGACATACAAGCACTCGGTTTTGTTTAGAATGTAGCAAGGGCGGTCTTGGTTGTTTGCGTCCTTGTATGAGCCGAGCGGAAATTTCCGTTGGGCTACTTTTTCCCAAGCAGCTTCCATGTTTCTGATAGCTTCAAGAACATCAGAATGCCGCTTACCTGTAACCTCGGCAATTTCAAGCGAGGTCATGGTTTCTTTCTTTATCAACTCTTTCATATCTTTACTATTTTTGATTTTCTAACATTTTTATCTCATCTTTTAGATAGAAGATTGCTTTGCTTAAATCCTGCACTCTCTGTTCACGCTCTGAGAGGTTCATTTCCTTCTTTCCTTTGCGTAATAGATACTTGATAGCCGAGCCGCAATTAAAATCAAGGTGGCGACAAATATCAATCGGCTCTATACCGCAGAGTTCCTTTAGCCAAGCGTAATGGTTAGGGTGATTAACCATTTCTTCCTTTTCCTTTGTAACGATAGTGCCGTTTTTTGCAATCTCTTCAAACTGAATAGGGATATTCTCTTTATATGGAGTATTGTTTTCGTCTGCTATAATATTGCATTCAACAGTAGATTTATCAACCTTAATTACCTTTAATTTAAGAGGATATATATTAATTACTGCATATTTTCCTCCTCCTATGTTATAACGATATATTGTTAACTTACATTCTTTACCTATTACCTCATGAGGTTCTATAGGCAAGGTAAATACCAACCCTTGACGTATCTTCATTGATTCTATCATAATTCTTACTTTTTTAAAAGTTTATTAACTGCTGATTCCTGTAACAATGGATGCATACATCTTACAACCCTTGCTTCTGTATTATTTTTCTTCTGATACTCACATAGATTGCATTCAATAGCACCGACCTTATGTAGGGCGTGCGTATATCGACCACTTTCACCGAAAGGGCAATCTGTTGCATATTCAATACCGCCGTGAATAAACTCACGTACCTCATATTTAACTGCCGTATTCGGCTTCTTTTCTTTCTTTTGGTATAACATATTATCTTATCTCAATTTTGATTTTATAAATCGACTTCTGCTTCAATTTTTCCGTTCCATCAAGCAAAAGATGAGCAATGGTGTCAGCTACGGATTCGCTGATAGCTCTCTTCGTATATTCGTGATAATTGCCGTCTTCTTTTTCTTGATAGACGTTTACACAGCCAGAGCTATTATCTGTGACAATAACCCCATTATCGGCAAACTCTACCTTAAAATTAAGTCTTTCCATATAATTACTTTTTTTGTTCCATGAAATGTTTTTGTTGTATTAACATCATTCTTGTAATCAGATTCTGCATCTTTTCGATGATGTATTTCGGTGTCTCCGAAGTTCTGATAAAGAAAGGATGCTTTCCTCTCTTATGCTTATTGAAGAATAATGTATCATCTTCACCCTCTATCTTTACAGCAATCATGTACTGACCGATGAAGAGGTGAGCACTTCCCTCTTTTCTCTTTCGAGGTGTAGTGTACTTGATGCCGTTTTCGTCTAAGAAAGACATCAGTTTCTTTAATTTTGTTTCATTTTTCATCTTGCATATCTCCTATAGTTTAGTTATCACTTAATATTTTCTCAACCTCATCATCATATTCGTTTCTCTTATACCAAGTAGTGAGGTCAAAAATTACTTCCGCATCCTTTCTAAAGCTTTTGTATAAGCTCAGATATTTTTTCTTTGTTTGTGCGTTAGCCTTTCTCGCCTCGTTAAAAAAGGCAAAGTAATTTTTAAAGTACTCCGAATGTATTGTGATAACATCGGCATTCTCGCATTTTTGCATCATAAACAGTATCGCTTCTACAATAACGACTTCCTTTGAAGCACAATAGATGTGATTCTTTTCTTTTGCTACAACTTCTCCGTTCTTAATGATGATAACTGAAAATTTTCCTGTTGCGAACTTATCTTCGTAATCACAACTTGCATAGCACTCATATCCAACAAGTTCTTTTGCTGGTGTGAGGTAAGTATCGAGCCAATTTTTCTTTTTCTCCATTTCGTATCTCCTGTGTTATTATATAATCGGGTGGGGGCATACGTGCGCCCGTTAGTTAATTATTTCTTGGGGCTGTCGCCCCTATATGGGAATAAATTTAATTAAAGCCCAAATCCCTTATTTTATTATTTTTGATTTTACATAAACTACATTTTCGCCTCCTTTCTTCTCATCCCATGACGAGATATTGATATTGCATCGTCCATCTGCATACGATAGATATTCGATTCAATGGAAAATGCACTTCTATTTTTTGCGCTTATCACTATTATAGAACCTTCAAAATCCGTAATAGCCATATTGTTGGTACATACCTTTGCATCGCACCTTACTTCCTTGATTCTTGTGCGCTTATTGATGATACCCTTGTTTATAAGCTGATTTGTAACTTTGAACGCTTGGTACATCGTACCATAGATAACATCCTTGATTCTGTCATAAGATAAACCTTTGTTATCGCTAAACTTCTTTCTCAACATACGACTTTCACGTTTGAGAGCCTTGCGAATAGTCTTCGCATTTCTCCCATTCGTCCCCTTATTGTGCGTATTGATTACGTCCTCTTGCATTCTAACTTGGTTCTCCATGACAATCCTTCTCAAAAGGTTTTTGAGGGCTGGAAATGTCATCTTCGTCAAATCATCCTTGCGAAGCTTATAACTATATCCATTATTTGAATGTATGCTACGTGCAATGAATCTCTTTTTTCCATTTTTCTCTTCAAAACGGAAATACCCTATATTGCAACCATATTCAAGCAGTCTCTTTAATTTATTATTATCGATATGCAATAGCTTGGCGCAATGATTGTATGACACAAGGTTAAGGTCTGATGAGCGGAATAAGAGCTTAATTTTAAGAAGCAAACAGAAGGCATCCAAGCGATTCTTATCGCTCAGAGCAAACTTAGCTTCCTGTATTCCTATTCTTATTCTTTTCATTATTATATATATTAATGTAAAAACCAAACAGATGAAAGGTGCTAGCAATCATTCCGTTTGGTTTGTATATCGAACCCTTTCACTTGTGTTGATTGGGCATATATGATTCTTTTCTTTGCTTGGAAACTAGCACTTTCCTTTTACGCCGCAAAATTATAAAGAAAAAATGAGATATCCACTTAAAATCTATTAAAAAACTAATAGTTAGTATTAATAAACTAAAAATGGCTATTAGAAAGTTTGGTGGTTTGAGAGAAAGTTATTAATTTTGCGGTATCAAAGTTAATAAAATAGCTTTTGATACATATAATTAATGTAGAAACTATTAATAAATTAAAAATAGGAGATACGAAAAATGAAAAAAGAAAAAGACATGATGAATCCAAGTAATTGGAGAATCGAAGATGTAAAGAATGCGGTACAGACAGCAGTTCTTGCCGCTAGTGGAATTATCTTAGCGTATGCCACTATCTGGCTCGCTTACTAGAAGAAGGAGGTAATATGGAGATAGTAACAACGTTGATTAAATTCCGTTGTCGTAAAGATGCGATGATGGAACAGTCAAAGAATGCTCAGATTTTCCTTTTCAACGGAAAAGAAGGTAAGACTAAGGTATTCGTACCTAAGTCTAAACTGATTATCAAGGATGATGCTTTAGATAGCAACTATAATCTTTGCATTATACCTAAATGGGTATTCCTTAGTACAAAGAACCTTTCGCAGAATGTTGAGTTTGTAGGAGAAACGCAACACATGGAGGTTCTCAATGATATTGAAGATTAATAGTATATATAGTAATAATTATTTTGTTTAATGTATTAAAAATAGGAGATACAACAATGAACACAATGGCAATGAATTTGATGGCACAGCCAAAGGTAGCAGAGGTAGCGGTTGCAAAGCAGCCAGAGTTAAAGAGTGATAATATGAATCAGTTCTTGGATTTTGAGACATCCAAGGTACAGATTCTTACAATCGACCAGCTCGAACGTACGGAGAAGGAGAACGATGTGTACGGAAAGCCTTTGAAGGGTATCTATCATTTCGACCTCATTCATAAGGTGGAAGATTTGTGCGAGAAACACGGTTACAAGGCTGAGATTTATGACCTCTTTGCGGCGAATAACAAAGACCGCAATACTCCAGGTGTTACCCGTTTGCCTGAGAAGGAGGCTTTGATGGGTGATAGAGCTGTAGAGGCTCATATCCTTCGCCGAGTATTCTGTAATATCCGCTTGCGTGACTTTGATAAGGGTGAGGGTAATGATGAGATTACAACCAATATGGCGGTATCATTCCATCAGAAGGGTATTCAGTTAGGTATTGGTAGAAACGTAGTTATCTGTCACAATCAGTGCATGCTTAGTGCCGAACATTACGCTGCTACCTACTCTGACCTCAATAGCGGAAGAGGAGCTTTTAAGCTCGATGAACTTCTTGAACGTGCTGATGCTTGGCTCGCTAATCTGAGAGGAATCATAGATGCAAATGATGAAATGATTGAACGCATGAAGAATCGTGAGATTAAGGCACAGGAAATGTTTACCATCATCGGTATGCTGACCTCGCTTCGTGTTGCTTCTGAGACAAAATACAAAGGTATTCGCAACCTTCAGGTCATTCCTCTCAATCAGGCACAGATTGGTCGATTGACCGAAAGAATGATGATTGCCTACTACGAGCGCAATATGGTTACCGCTTGGGATTTGTACAATGCGGCTACCGATATGTATAAGTCAACTCAGCTCGACCAGCCAATGATTCTTTCACAGAACTTGGCAATGAGTAGCTTCATTCAGAATACATTGATTCCAAAAGCATAACTACATATAAGATTGAATATAGAAAAGTCGATAATAAGAGCCTTTAAGCCGCCGTGAGGTGTCGGCTCTTTTTTCTTGGAAGAGTTAATTTAGGTTCTGATATATCTTACCGTGAGGTAATTAGTTATGTCAATTACTAGTTAGATAGATATTGATTATGGTTATTGTTCTTGCCCTACGGCGGTAGGGCTTTTTATCCCAAGGAAAACCAATCGCACGGGTGTGCGTGGGCTGTATGGTAGTGATACCGATATTCTTATCATATCCTAAAGGAAAGAGGTGAATATATATAAGTTCATTTATTCTACTGTGTTAAAGAATGTATGCGAAGATACTCCGTAATAAGCAGCTCTTAATAAGCGGAGGTTGGCGAGGGTTCGATTCCCTCTCTTGGGACTATGTTTTTTAAATATATACAATATGACAGATTTTAACGGAAAATTAAACTTGCTGAAGCTCAAAAGAGCTGGCGTTATGCAAATACCAGGACGAACCGAAGTGCTTCGCTGCTTGGTTATCCCTATCGAAGAGAATAATATCTTCATCAGTACGGATGAGAATAACCGCCCGAAGGCTGCTTATCTCGACCTTACCGCTTGGGAGTTGAAGAACCCTAAGTACGAGGAAACCCACATGATTAAGCAGTCGTTATCTAAGGAGATTCGTGAGAAGATGACAGACGATGAGAAGAAGGCGATGCCTATTCTCGGTGGTTTGAAACCTGCAAACTTTGAAGCTCAGAATGGAGCATCTACTTGCGATGCTCCTTTTGCACAAGCGCAGGATTTGAGTGATTTGCCCTTTTAGCGTAAGGGCTTTCTTAGATATAGGATTTAAGTTAGTTTTAGATTATTAGAAATATGAGAAGTAGACAAAGTAATTGGTTTGAGGTAGGAATCCGCTACCAGAAGACCCAAGAAGATGGTTCAGAGAAATCTGTAACCGAGAAGTATGCGATTGATGCTTTATCTTTCACGGAAGGCGAGAGTGCAATCACGGAGGAAATGGCTGCTTATATTAGCGGCGAGTTCAAGGTTAAATCAATGCAAGAAGCTTCGTACAGAGAGGTATTCTTCTCAGATAAGGATGATGATGATTGCTGGTATAAAGCCAAGTTGCAATTCATCCTCATAGACGAAAAGTCTAATAAGGAGAAGCGTAGCAATGTGACTTACCTCGTGCAAGCGAAGTCTATGCGTAGTGCAATGGCTAATATCGGTGAGGTTATGAATAAGACCATGATAGACTACGAAATCATCGGTCTCAGCAAAACCAATGTTTACGATGTCTTCGAGCATAAGACAAAGGAGGAGAAGGAACAGAAGTCTAACGAAGAAAAGAAGGAGGAGTAAACCATGGCAAGACCTAAGAAAAATGGTGTAGAACAGCCTTTGAATTTGGATGGCAATAATATGTCTATGGAGAACGAGAACGCTCAGCAGAGCCAAGAAAATGCGGCTCAGCAGCAAAGTGAGGAGCAAGTTGAAGAGAATGAGAAAGAAAATGGACTTCCTTTTGAAATAGAGGATGGAGTTCCTTCCCCTATTGACAATAATGGTTCGTTCATTATCTATGCCCCAAAAGATATTGAAGCCCGTAAGGGACGTATTGAAGTTGTGACGGGTATTACTCTTATAAAAGGGTATCGTGGATTGGCGGTTCCAATCACATATAACGCTCTTCATGGTCTGCCTACGGAATCAGATTATCGCCTACAGCACTCTGATGTAATTTCTACGCAGGTAGGCGAAGGAGAAATGGTAAAGCTCGTACTCTCAATCAATGATGAGACAATGATACAAGAGCAGACGAATTTCGGTTCTCGCTCTCGTAACCTCATTATTCCGAAGGGTGCTCCGCTTGCCGTTCTTATGATTTTTAAGCTGTGAAATATATAATTGCGGATGGAGGTCTATTTTATAATGGTATCTCCTTCCGCTCTATTAAGTAACTATGACAGAAATAGAACATAAAATGCGCAGAAGCAAATACGGCAAGACATACTATCAGAAGCATCGTGAGGCTTGTATCGAAAGAGCAAAAGCTTGGTATAATGCTCATAAAAAGCATCGTAGGCTGTATATGCTTGCGTATAATGGTAAATAGTATTTTTATATGGATGAGTTGGATAAAATTAAAGAGTTGAATACTCAATATAAGCTTTTACGTAATAACGGGATGGTGGTAAAAGTAGACCTCGTAACCAATGTGGGGACTTATGTAGTAAAGAACCCTAACATTATTAGCAAGGTGCTTGACTTGCTTATCCGTGAATCACAGAAGCAGATAGAAAGTGAGGTGAATACATGATAGGATTGAATGATAGACCAACAAGAGCGAAAAGGGTTGTTGTGGTTCAGTTAAAAGACAAAAAGCCTGAACCTTTCCTTACTTGCCCAGAGATTTATTTAAAGTATGATAAAGAGAAGATTGGCATCTGTCTTAATGCTCTATGGAATGCCCTTGCTAAAGATGGTTGCTACGAGAATAAGAAATGCAAAATCTCTTATCAGAATATCGAACAATTAAAAACATTGGCATGGGAGTAAGTAATAAAGGGTGTTGTGTGCTGAAATATCCTCATTCTATAGATGATGGATTGTTAGCTCTGTACGCACAAGGGCTCACAATACCCGAAATCAGCAAAAAGGTAGGCATACCTTATGAAACAGTACGGCGGCGACTAAAAGAGAATGGAGCTAAACCTGCATCACCACGATTTATCGCTAAGTATGGTGAAATCCGTTATTCAGGGCATTGTCGCCACTGGAGCGAGGAGGAGAAACGGAAATTTATTAGATTATTTCCCTTTCGTACAAATAAAGAAATTGCTGAAATCTTCTGTTGTAAAATCAAAACAGTTAAGAATAAGGCTATGTCTCTTGGGTTAAGAAAAGATGCCGTATGGTTGCATGAGTATAGATTATCTTCTATGAAGATAGCTACCATTATATCCAAATCAAGCTCTAAGAAGTTTAGGTTTGGGAAAGGAAATACAATCGGGCATAGATTCAAAAAAGGATTTAGATACGATAAAGAATTTTGGGAGAAATACAGACGGGGTGAAGTAGCTTTGCCTTGATTACATTCTCTCGTAATATAAAATGAATAAGCTATGAAATTTAATAAAGAACTACCGAAAGATTTGCAAGTAAAGACAATTCTACAAAACTTCGATAACAAGCAAGCTGAATGCGATGCTCTCAAAAAGGAGAACGAAGAATTGAAAAAGAAGTTAGAGCAAAAGGATATTCTGTATCGTAATATGCTTAATCGCTTTAGTAATATGAGTACTCAGATAAATATTGACTATAAGGAAAGGTACGAACAGCTCAAAGCTGATAAAGCTGAGAGCGGTATGAGATATAGCCGAATCCTTAACGATTTAAATAAGGCTCATGGAATGCTTGAATCCATCAAGGGTATTATGAATAGCGCAAACGAAAAGATAGAAGCATTCTGCTCTGATAATATGGTTGAAAACGATATTCGTTCCAAAGTTATTGAGCCTGCAACAGATAACACTTCCTCTTCTGTGAGCGTTAAAGAACAGAAGTTCGTTAGTTATGTCCGTGAGCTTATTGCTAACTTCAAGGAAACAGGTTCTCTTCGAGGAATCGGTATTATTGCAAGAGAATATGGTGTTAGCTCTCTGACAAAGGAGCAGTTCTTTCGCTACGGGTTGAATAATGATAGTGTAACTGATAAGTATATCATTAACGTATATGATAAGGCTAAAAAACATTTATAATTATGACAGATATAACTATTAAACAGTATGACAATGGCTACTTTGAGGTCTTTCAAGGCGATAAAAGTAGCGGTGAACTTAGTTTTGACGAAATGTTAGGACTGATAACGTCTCTTACTATGTCTGAACGCCGTCCTTGCTTGCAATGGATGAAGACCAAGGAGCAGCGTGATGCCGAAAAAATCGTTATCACTCAGATAGCGAAATATCCTATATTTGAAAATGCTAAAAAGAAGAAAGGAGAATAAGAATGGAAAAAACAAAGTACAATAATGACGTTCCTTATGAGAGAGTTGTATTGCGAGTACTACAAAATTACTCACAGATGCAAATCAAACTTTATCGCCTACAGAATAAGGTGAAAGAGCAGAGTGATAAACTTGTGTTCTGTAATAACGTTATCAATCAATTCAAAAAGGCTATCAAAGAATTGAATAATGATGATTATAAGAAGGTCGTTGCCGAGCGTGATGAGCTTCTCAGAAAGAACAAAGAACTTTCTCGTCAGTTGAAGATTTACGAAGGTATGCGTAAGTACTTCAATAGCGAGGTATCAAAATTAGAAACTGATAAATAATATATCAATATGAAGAAGATTTTATCTTGGTGCGGTTCTCATACTGAGCTGCTGTGTGCATTTTTTCTGATGGGATGCTGTCTCAGTAGTGCGGTGAAGGATGGTTGGTCTGCGGCGATATTATTCTTGCCGTTTATCGTTATGTGGATATATGTCTATCGCTTACAGAAATTTATTTGTCGTCTTATCAAAAAGAACGAAGAGTTGAAAGAAACCAATAAACAGCTTGAAAAGGCTTATGAGGAAAAGACTTTAGCGTTTATCAGAACTGATGATTTGAAGATGCTATACATCTATAAATATTTGTTGGCTCAAAATAATGTGGATTTATGTAAGCGAAAGATTAATTGTACGAAGTATCTTGAAAGAAGAGAATATTATGAGCGTATGATTGAATTTTTCGTTAAGGATATTAAGGCTAAAGAAATGCAATAATGAAGTACGATGAGTTTTTAAAGAAGGAGAGCCAGAAGAAGGGCAGAAGCAAACCACGGCACATTGAATCGCAGATTCAGATTCAGATGGTGAAGTGGTTTCGCTTGCAATATCCTCGCTACATCATTGCCGCCATCCCTAACGGAGGACAACGAAGTGCGCTTGAAGCGAAGATTATGAAGGGTGAGGGCGTTTTGGCTGGCTTCTCTGACCTTATCATTATAGCAAAGGAAAATGTCCTATTTATTGAAGTTAAAACTAAGGACGGATATCAATCTGATTTGCAAGCCAAATTTCAGTCTGACGTTGAGCGATTAGGCTTTCAGTACAGCATTTGCCGCTCCTTGGATGAGTTTATCTTTACCATCGAAAAATGGTTAAAAGATAAGTTTTCTGTGTAAAAAAATCCGATTTTCTTAGTTTTGTATTAATTTCTATTAAAATATTAATAAAAATACAGAGAAAATTTGGTAGTCTCAAAAGAAATTATTAATTTTGCGGTGTAAATAATTAATAAATGGTTTAACAATTAAGTTATAGGAGATACGACAATGATTACAATTATTAATAAATACACTGGCGAGGTTATCACTAAGTACTCAGGTGCTTTGGTTAGCGAATCTACAGAGGATTCTTTTATCGCCAACGCAAAGGGTTCAGGTACGTTTAGAGGACGTTGGTATGCAATCGTAGAGGTATTCATTCCTTTGAAAGGCTTAAATGCAACACAATGCCTTCTTAAAGATTTATACGCAGTGAAGGAATGTATGAAGAAGAAATAATTAACGTTTAAATATAGGAGATACAATTATGGCAGTAGCAGTTAGTACAAAAGGTATTGAAAATCTTGTAAAGCAGATTAATGCTGCTTATGGTAAGGTAATAGTCACAGCTGAGTTACATTCAGACGGGTGGCTCATCCTCGTAGGTGAGAATCCTATCAAAAATATAGGAAATGCTAGCGAGGCAGTTCGTTACCTTGAAGGTGTGAAGCACGGCATTGAATTAATGAAAGAAGGACTTTAGTTATTAATCGGGCAGCGTAACGGCTGCCCATAAAAATAGGAGATACAATACAATGGGAAATGTGGTAAAATTTGGTTTGTGTAGCAATGAAGATGTAAGAAAAGAAGTAGCCAATCACCCAGATTACAAGGTTCATTGGTTGGCTGGCTTCGCTTGGAAAGGTGCTTGCGGTGGCAGAGAGCTCAAACGTGAGGGTATGCGCAAGATTTGGCGACCTGGCGGTTCGTTTATGGGGACTTTCGATGATGAGCTGAATAAATGCTTGAATTGGGCTTGCGCTCAGGATATGGAGATAGACCACGATAAGAAGACAATCTTCATCAATGGTTTTAGTGAAAACGACATGTATTAAAACGTAGGCTTATGTTCGTAGAATTTAAGAATTTAAACGTAGCATACGGGAAGGAATTTCCTTTAGCTACCGTGTACCTTAATAAATGCAATGGTGGACGTTTTTTAAGGGAGCAAGGAATAGCGAAATCTGGCTCTTTTAGCAGCTTTATTCCGCTTATTGCAATCGTTGATAACGTACCGCAGAAAGCGAGCAATAAGATTATCTTTACTAATTATCGCATTCTTAATGAAGAAGAGGAGAAAGATGCCTTAGATACTCTTAAACGAAGTAATCTTACCATCAATGATAAAGGTTTTATTTCTTTCCTTGATTATAAGAAGATTTGCTTTGAGGTTGATGGAAATATCCTTCCTTATGAAGACTTTTGTAAATACGAATTACCTAAAGGTCAGGTATTTAAAACGGTCTTCGATAATGGTTATTCTTATTATGGCTCAGAGCCTTTTAAGGGTAATGCAAAGAAGTATGCTGATACAGCCATAAAAGTTGCCGAGAAATTGAGGTATCTTTGGTCTGGTTGGGCAATGGGCTTTAGGCTCAATAGTCTTTTGAATATAGATGTTGTTTACGGCAAAGATGAACGTTATTCAGTTGTATCTAACACATAATGATTATGGAAGAGATTAAGGAAAAGAAGTTTATCATAGAAGCAGAGGGCGAAGTGCCCTTTGCTCAACGCACGGGGGATGGTTACGAGCTATTCAATAATGAACGAACAATGAAGTTCTGTGCGAGAAGACAACAGATACGAGATAATGAAACGGGTGAACAGAAATCTTGCTTTGCCGTTTTCTGCTTCGTTAAAGAGGATGATGGATGGGTTCAAGGTGATAATTATCATCAGACAGAAACCATCACCTCTTTCGTTAAGGATTTGAATATCTCTCCTTACTTCACAAAGGCTATTAAGGAGTATCGTGAGCAGATGGGGATTACAGAAGAATGGGAAATTGAAAAATGGGAACAGGAGTAGTTCTAATCATTATCGATGCAATCGTTGTCGCATTCAGCAGCATTACTGCTGTTGGCGTAATGAACGGAAGAGTAGAAGAAATAGTAACCGTACAAGAAAAACTTGGAGTTACGATATTTTTTATCATTCTTCTATTTGTGGGTTGGATATTATTATATAATGGAATATTAATAATTAATCTGTAATAATATGACAAAGAGATTAAGTTTAGAAGATAAAGCTAAAATAGCTAACGGCAATGAACGTCATTGTAGGCAATGCAATCATCGTGTTTGCCCAGATGGTTTACTTGAAGTATGTTCGGAGGCTTTTATTCGAGGGTACAAGAAAGGCTATAAACAAAATCAGAAAGAACAGAAAGAACGTATTGATAAGATACTCCACCCTGTTACTGAGCCTTGTGGTAGTAATGCTATCTTTGTCTTTTTCAGAGACGTAAGAAGTGGTGAGTTACAACCTTATATTGAGGATATGAGAATGCCTGATGCAAAACGTTACCAAGATATAGGTTCAATAAGGTTTTCGCCAGAAAAAGACGAGCCACAGAAACTACAGATTGCATGGTGTTATCCGAAGGATTTGGTTGAACTTCTTGGATATGACAAGAAGTATGCCGATTTTGAGCGTATAGCTCTTTCTGAAGGTGCATTCTCTTATCCTCGTGAGGAATATGAGGAAAATCTTCAAAAGTACTCTGCTTTGCGCTATGAATACAAAAAATATTATCATTATCGGAAATTTAAAAAATAGCTTTTTATGGATAAGAAAGATATTAATCTAAAAGTCACACTTGAACTCAGTGGCGACCTTTGGGGTATGACTATAAAGGATAAGAATGATGGAGTGGTACAGTTCGAGGATTTGACACGTAGTGAGCAAATTAAGATTCTCAACTGCCTTAGTCAGAATTACAACTGCCTTGTGCGGTTCTTAAAGGAAAAGGAGGGATAAGGTATGGGATTTGTTATTTTTATGGCGGTTATTGTGAGCGTAGGCGTATTTGCTTGCCTCATTCAAGGTAATGGAGATAAGGAGGAGTAGAGTATGGAAACACCTATTTTATTAGGCAATCACAATGATTGCAAGATAGATAAAGGAAGATATGTAGAAACCGATGTTTCGGGCTATAAAGCCGTTATCTATGTGCCGAGCGGCATTGATAATGAGCAGATTCAGAAAGCACTTGATTACGCTTATTCTACCCTCTGTCAAAGCTGCTATATGGAGTTTATCTTAGCAGATAACTTCCTTCTTATTTCTAAGGAGGTCTTTGATAAGAAGAAGGTGTTTAAATTCAATCTTAAAAAGCACTTTACTGATTGTCAGAAATCCGTCCGTGAAACGATGAAGTTATATGAGCGACACATGGATGAGGATTACTATAATGAGTATTCTACTTATCTGTGGGATTTGATTAAGTATAAGGTTGAGAAGTTGCGAAAGATGATTGAAGATAAGCTTCGTAATCTTCAATGCAAGTATAACCCTTATCTTTGTTCTTATGCTATTACCATTCAGAATCTCGTACAGCAGATTAACGATACTCATAAACACGTTATGGAGATTACGGAAAGGGAGTATGGGGTTGATATTGCTCCAAGCTACGAGAATCATCGGGCTAAGATGGCTTTCACGCAAGCGGATAACTGCTTATACGACATCATGCACAATGAAGCCAAAAAGTTCCGTGATAATATTGTTAAAGATAAGAAAATTATCGCCGTATGGTCTGACATAATAAGGACTATCTATAATCCTATCAACGCAAAGAAGGCTCGTATTTCGGCTTTTTATAGTATGCCTAAAGAAACGCAAGCTCTTTATAATTTGCGTGAGGAGGATGGTTTCTGCGAACCTAAAGAAAGTACTAAAAAATTCAAGAAAGGAGCGTAATGTATGTGTGAGATAACTATAAAGGGGCATGTAAGCACTATAGAGGCTCTAAAGTATATATTGAAGTTCAATATCATTATCCTTCGCAATGGCTGGCGATTATTGAACGGATTGGTTCACAGATACCCTTGGATATTCATTATCGCCACGATAATCATTTCTATGCTTATCAGCATGGTTCAGATAGGCAGCGCAAGGGCTGAGCGTGATTCGTATAATCAGAAGAATGTGCATCTTTTGCAGAAACTTGCTTCGTATGAGGCTATAATAAGATAATATTGTATCTCTTGGGAGTAGCGGTTTTGACTGCTGCTCCCTTCTAAAAGTTTATACAGCATATATTAATCCTATTGTAGGTAAGAGGAGAATTGTGTATCTTTGCACAAAATAATAATTTAAAATTCAAAGAATATGAGTAAGTCAAGCGGTGGTACTCGCACCATAAGTAGCAATAACGCTGCGCAGAGTAGAACATCGAGTAGCCTTAGTGGAAAGGTCAGCACAATGGACGAAGCCAATAAGGTTATGGATACATATAAGAATCTCTATGATATGCCAGCTAAGGAACAGAAAGCTTTTACTGATTCTTTTGCTCAAGCAGTCATGGATACGTTCAATGATAAGAAGAAGGGGTATGATGATTTGATGGAACAGAGAACCAGTAAGGCTTTCAAAGAGAACAATAAAGCTGATTACGATTGGGCTGTTCATCAGCATACTATACAGGTGGATAATCTTGTAGAAGAAAGACAGCTTATTACAGATAAGTATAATAAATTTATCAAGGTAAAGAAATAAGTCGCTGATTCTTAGCAAGAAAGCTATTAAATGCTATTAATATTAGTTTATTTCTATTAAAACCAAAAATGAAAAATCAGAATATGATGATAGAGGTAACAGTTGATAATGATGCCACTCGGCGGTGTATCAGTCTGCTCAAAGAACTTATGGCGGTACAGGAAAAGGCTATGAAGTTCTTAGTATCTGAGGGTATTGATGATAGCAATGAGGGTACGATAATTGCCGAAGGTATTGGTAACGCCGTGAAAGCATTTGGAGGTGTACTCCCAGAGGGTATCTACAGCGAAGTAATCGGGCTAGGGGTTTAACGTTATGCGTGAGTAGGAGATGCGCAATACAACAAGGTGTAAATAATTATAGGAGATACAGCTACTATAAGAAAGGCAGGGCACTATTTGCGCTCTGCCTTTTCTTTTGCTCTTTGCTTTCGTTCAGCTCTTGCGAGCCGAATCTCTTCATTAATCTCGTCCATCGTCATGTTGACGTTATTCTTCCTTGAATCTTCCATAAGAGCATTGAAGGTCTCTAAAGCCTTCTTTTTTTCTTCTTCTGTCATTATGATTTCTTTATTTTTTCAATATATGGTTTGAATATACCTTGAAGCTTATTATAAGTTTCTAATATCCAAGCGAATATAGGTTTCCATTCATCTTGCTCATATCCACCATATTCATAATTCGTAGCCATTATCACACTCGTTTTGTTATCTTCTGCCAAGTTCCATTGGAGTGCTGGCTTTCCGAATGCTTCATTGATAGCTTCTTTATCCTTTTCTATCAGCTTATAATGCTTTTTGTTTTCAGCCTTATCAGAGCTGTCAAGCAATAAGCGGACAGAAGCAGAACCTTTGCGTACAAAGAAGTCATAATGAACCTTTGATGTCCCCGTTGAGATATTCATCCAATGGTAACTCTGTGGCATCTTTTGGAAGTCAGCTCCGTTTTTACTTGCGTATTCATTGAATGCTGTCCAAAATTCCATCAGTCGCTTCTCTGTATCGGATTTCGGTGAAGCTTCGCCTTTCTCGTATGGTGGTGCGCATACAATATCAAATAGTATGCCTACCTTTGAGTTGCCGACACTTACAGCAGTTGCTTCAATCAGATAGAAGTTGCATTGAATGGTTGAATCATTCAGCATCTGAATGGCACTGATATGCTCCGCTCTTGCTTTCTCAACTATCCATACAGCGTAATCAGCGTTATAGTGTGCAGCATAAGTTATTACCTTACCCAAATGGTCGGAATCGCTATCACCAAACTGATTCTCAATAATGATGCTTTTCTCACCATCATCACCAGCTTTGGCTACAATATCTACTTTCATTGTCTCCAGCTTGTGCTCACGCTCTGCTTCTGAGATATTGATTTCCAACTTCTCTGATAGCACACCGATATTTTTCGTAAGCCAAGGCGTAAACCCTGATGCTTCACCCTCAAAGATTTCCTTTAAAGTATGGGTGTTTATCTGCTCTATATCTTTCATTGTTATTTATCCATACAAGGAATTTTCATTTCCCACAATGATACTCTTTCAAATTGTTTTGCAAGGATTCTTATATATCCATGACCTTCTTTTAGGTATTTAACTACCTCTCCTTTCTTAAATATTCCAGGTGATGCCGTTTTAGGATTTCCACTCTCCAAGAACATTGTTATCTTCTGTTTCTTTTTGAGCTGCCCATTCTCATCATAATATCCAAATGTAGCCACAAAGGAGTTATTCTTATCGTAATCAAAGATACCTTCATTGCAAATGATTCTAAAATCATTTTTATAATGAGACCAAAAGATGAATGAATTCTTTTCTTCGTCCTCATACATAAATGATACATACTCTTTCGTTCCTCTTAGTTCATCTGCCTTATGTAAAGTACTCGACCACTCTTGTGCGAATGTTTGCATCGTAAAGAATAGCATAGCTCCGATAAATAAAAGCTTCTTCATATTCAATATCTCCTATATTAATATTTATAAATTGCACGATACCTATTTAAAACACGCTCTGCGGCGTTATCTTTTCCTTGCTTGGTATATACTAAGGCAAGGCGAAGATACCCCGTTCTACGCAAGCAACCGAGATACATCAGTCGCTCGTAGCAATATGTGGCTCTGCTTGGTATTCCATCATGGAGGTAGCGTTGAGCCATTACCGCCAACTCCTTTGGTGATGCGTCATAAATCTGTGTCATAACTCTTCTGATTTGGTTCTAAATGCAAAGATAGCAAAAATTCGGTTACTATATATTTATATTGTAATATTTATATTAAAATAACCTTAATTCACATATTAATATATTAAAAGCTATTAAAATACTAATAAAAATACAGAGAAAATTTGGTAGTTTCAAAAGAAACTATTAATTTTGCGGTGTAAATAATTAATAAATGGTTTAACAATTAAATTATAGGAGATACAACAATGATGACAAAGCAAGAAGAAATTAAGCATCTTATGGCTCTGATGGGCGACAAAAGAGGTGATACATACTTCAATCAGTTTTTTAGCTCAACCGATATCGAGCAGATGATACAGAATATTCACGATGATTTCGCTATCGAAATGGGTTGCTCATTTACCAAGAAGGCAGAAGAGCTTGAAAAGAAGTTGCATGAGGAGCAGAAAGCTCACGACCAAGATATGCTTGACCTCGTTGCGGAATTGATTGTAACAGAAGCACGGGGTGGTAATCCGCTTAAAGTTGCGATGAAGAAAATTGGAACAGATAATACTATAAAGATTAAGCGCAAAAATAAGATTCCGCTCAGTGAGGAAGAGATTGATTATCTGGTTTCAAAACTTGATTAAATTATAGGAGATACAACAATGAGACGATTTGAAGATTACGAAAAAGCTTATAATAAATGCTATGAGCTTTTGCAAAAACTCATAGTATTGGTAAAAGAGGCAGATGGCTACATTACCATAGAGATAAAGTTTACTTATCCTGATAGATACCCAAAACTTTCTGTTGCATACTACTGTAATTACCTATACTCATTTCTTCCACAAGAAGATGGTACATTTGTCATTTCTACAGATAACAAGGTCTATACAATGGATGAAATTGAGGCGAAGATAAGAAAGAATTGTTTATTAGACCAAAAGATATGAGCAAGCAAGAATTTCTAAGCAAGTGTTATAGCTGTGAGAAGTATGACACCTGCTACAACTCGAAGTTTAGCAGATTGGACTGTAATGTCTATCTGTTATATTTGAATACGAACAATTTTTAAAAGGAGATACAATTATGAATAGATACGCAGAATTAAAGAAGAAGCATCAGAGAGAGCTTAATAAATTGCCCATGAAAGCCGCTTTTGGTAAAGAGCAGTTTAAGAAAATGATGGAAGAGTGGGGGCTTACCACCAATGCCGAAGATATTAGTAAGATTGATATGCTCGTTGGTGGTTGCTATTGCTTAAAGAAAGATACCCATCTTTTCGAGGAGCACTTTCAGAGAACACAGAAAGAGCTTGAAGAGTTCTTAAAGGATGATGATAATCTTAAATCAGCATTCAAATATGAGTTCGCTAACCATGAATGCGGATATACATATACACCGCAAGATGCGCTTCCTCCGCTTAATCTTACCTATGAAGAGGTTGAGAAGAATGAGCGTTTAAATAGGGTCTTTAACGAGGCTTGGTGTGAATATTTAGATGAATGTGAATAAGATATGTATAAAGAAGGCGATATTTTAGTATTTTATAATGATTGGCGTGCTGAGTATTGCATATTCATTCTACACAGAATATACAATGATGATTGGATAGAAGCTCATGCAAAGTATTCTCTCCCATTCAAAAAGCTTGGAGTAGGAGCAAATAATGCTTCTACAAACGTAAAATACTCTACGGGGTGTTTGAGAAAAGCGTATGAGGATGAAAGAGAATTTTTGTTAGAAAAAATGAAGGAAAAAGGTTATTCATACGATTTTAAGAAGAATAAACTGCTACATTTATTCAATTATGAAAAAGAAAGAAATTAAGATAAATGAGCATTGTAAGCACTATTTCTTAGGCTTCTGCCACTTCTATTTAGGTGGCTGCTGCTCTGGTATTAAATGCGAATATAAATAATTAAAATTATGACAAAGTTTATTGAGGTAAAGTATAAAGGGCATTGTACCCTTGTAAATATAGATAATATCGCTTGCGTTGAACCTTCACGAAATGGCGATATAGTAACATCTATAAAGCTTAATTGCAAGACCACACCAACGGGCGGTCAAGTAATTCTCTGCGAGGATGATTATCACACATTCTTGGCTAGATTAGAAAACCTTGTTGTCGTTGATAAAGCTGAGTAAGATATGAGAGCATTTGACGTACTTTTAGCCTTACATCGCTTAGATATGCGACAGGGCAAGGATTATCTTGAAGCTCCTAAAAAGAATGATTTGGAGCTGAATGTTATAGAAGGTAAGCTGAAACGGAATCATTGGTATTGGTGTGATTTCCATAAGCAGCCAATGCTCGGCGAGCCTTCGGTTATCCTCACTCTTGGTGGTGGGGATATTCAATATCTTTATGAAGTAGAAAAGTAAATAAATATAGATTATGTATCAGATAAATCTTGTAACATATAGAACAGCGATAAACGTAAAGAACGCACCTCGTAGAGTGGTGAATAGAGAAAAAGGAATACTTGGTGGTGGCTTTGAAAGCATAAAGTTAGCAAGAACTACCTTACTAAAGAAAGTCTTTAGAATGGAAGAATGTCTAATAGATAAGGTAAAACCAAACAAAAATGAAACTTATGTTATAGCTACACTTTTCGGTAACGATATGATAGAGAACGTATTCACAATTATCGAAAGTAATTAATTTATGGCTCGTTTCGCTCTCAGAAATCAGGAGAAGATAAAGCAAGCATTCGGGGAAGAAAGGTTGAATGAGCTTCTGAAAGCACTGAAGCTATATTCAGCCAAGTACCCGAAATGGTCATTGGACGCAATCATCGAAGAGGGTAAGCCTTATCCTTCTTTCGTTATTGATAAGGTTGCGGTATTATACGTAACTCGCCTGATGTATGACGTTTATCACGTTGCTTTAAAGGAGTTCTTATAAAGAAAAAGCACCGCCCTCGGAGATACGAAAGAGGACGATGCTAGATGTAAATAATTGTTTTGTTTAACGTTGTGAGTACATAGGAGATACGCACTCGATACAACAATTAATGCAAAAGTAATAAAAAATATTTGGTTATCTGAATATTTCTTCGTAAATTTGCGAATAATTAACATTAAAATAGGAGATACAGCTATGATAGGAGCAATTATAGGTGATATTGTAGGCTCTAAATATGAGTTTAATAACACATTTGATTATAACTTTAAACTATTTGACAAAGGTTGTAATTTTACAGATGATACTATCTGTACAATAGCCGTAGCCGATGCTATTCTTAAAAAAGGTGGTGATGAAAAGCCGAATGTCGAAGATTATAGTATCTCGCTTCAATACTGGTGTCAGAAGTATCTAAACCCAATGGGTGGGTATGGTGCAAGCTTCGCAAAATGGGTTCGTAGCTCGAATCCACAGCCTTATGATAGTTTCGGTAATGGAGCAGCTATGAGAGTTAGTCCTGTGGGTTGGGCATTCAAAGAAAATTCTGATATTATTCGTCAGGCAATGATGAGCGCAAAGGTTTCGCATAGCCATGTTGAGGGATTGATTGGTGCTACTGCGGTAGCAGATTGTGTACATGCTTTAAAAGCATATAATCACAAAGATTTGATTAGGGTAATAGCAAAACAATATTATGGCTCTGATTGGAATAAGAATCTTATTCCAAGAAGGAAATGGGCAGAAACTTGCCAAGAATGCGTTCCACTCGCCTTTATGATAGTCCTTAATAGTGGTAGCTTCGAGGATGCAATCAGATATGCTGTATCATACGGCGGTGATAGCGATACGATGGGAGCAATCGTTGGTTCAATCGCTCAGCCACTCTTTGGTATTCCACAAGAAATGAAGGAAAAAGCATTGAACTATCTCCCTTTGGATATGAAGAATGTAGTAACTAAATTTATTGATAGATATGGCGAATAAGGAAGATTTAATTAAGCACTGCCGATACTATAGAGGTGGTGAAAACCCAAATACCAACGAAAATATGGCTTGGTTTTGGGATATGGAAAGAGTGTACGTTAATAGCGAAGGAAAGTTTAAAGGTGAGGAAGAATATTATAAGAAAATCAATGGTAAGGAATATAAGGGGATTCCACATACATTGCTTATTATAATGTTTACTTCCTGGGCTAAAGCAGCCTACAATATTAAGGAAGAGTTAGATAGCTTCTATAGGCTTATAGACGAATACCTCTTTATCCCAAACGACCATTTCCCAGAGGATAAAATTCCAAACGAACTATAACGAAAAAGGTGCGCCGTAATGGTACACCTTTTTTGTTTTAATATCCGATATTGCTATCCTTTACATAAGATAAATCTCTTATTTCTTGCCCTATAACCTCGCAGTCTATGTAGGTCTTTCCACCTTCTTCATAAACCTTTGTTATTCGCATTCGTGTTCCTCTCTGAAAGAGTGTTTCGTGCTCGGAACTATATGTAGAGAAACGGCTTACTCCATCCCAACTTCTTTTATCACCACAACCGAAAGCAGAGAAAGGTTCTACGTAAGCAGCCTTTGTTCCTTTTGGTGCATATATGTTCATAATAACACTTCGAGTGTTGAAGCCTTTTCCTTTTCGGCTACCAGTTGACATAAAACCACCTTCTTGCATTTCCATTCCAACAAGGTCTTGAAGGTTATTTGGCATAGAACCGCCAGCAAACTTAATTCGTGATTCAATAACTTTCATTCCATCATCACCTCTTGTAAACCACATATCGGTAGGAAGTTCGTTCTTTTCTATATAGCTTGTTATATTATTAACCTTCTCTATGAATCTTTCCTTCGTTTGGTAACTATCATATTTTCTTCCTTGTAATGGTTCATTTACATCGCAATAATGATGAGTGTATTCGTATGTGAAATCTTTTTCTTTTTCTGTTGCAGCTATCCATTGTTTGGATGCAACATCTACGAGGGTTTTATCAGCTTTTGCACCATTACCCTTATCCCATACTGCGGCATCTTTCCTTGATTGAGAGAATCGGTCTGTATCAAATACAACATTCTTCGCATTTCGTTTTGCTTTCGCATTAATAAGCGTTTCTTTCTTTTGCTTAGCTTCATAAAGCAACTGCTCAGCAAGGGTCTTATCCTTTGCGAGCATGGCGTGTTCAAGGTCATAGATAAGCTTATGATATATCTTGCTCTGTGTCTTATAACCTTTTACGTCAGCATAAGCTTTATTGATATTCACCCAATCAATCGCCGTTTTTACCTCATCAAGCTTTTTGAGATATGCCGCTTGCGATACCTTCCATGTAGCATACTTCTGTTGAACCCCATGCATATTTCCACCAAGGAAATCAATAGCTTCAAATTGTAGTTTCTTCGCTTGCTGTTCAAGCGTCAAGCTTTGCCATTGAGCCAACTTCGCTTCTACGGCATCATATACTCCGTGCAATTCCTTTGACGTGAACTGCTTATGCCACTTATTGACATCAGGGATGAGAGCGGAAAGTGATAATTCATCCTTTTTAATGGCAGAAATGGCATTTGCGAGCGTTTTTGCTTCTTTCCTTGCTAATGTATAATCAGCAGACTTTAATGCGCTTAGAACGGAAGAAACATCGGTCTCTCCGTAATTAGCAGCCACCTTCATAACTTTCATTGCAACCTTGCGGTCAGTCCATGCAAGTTTAGTCTGATAACCTCGCTTGAATCTATCAAACAAAGATGCTATCTCAGAAGCACTCTTTTTGTCCTTGATAGCATAACGGATAGCATAGTACCGTTCAAAGAGGTCTTGGCTCTTTATATCCGTAACAGATTTACTACCGAGCAGATTATGAACCAAGCCATTGTAATAGTCACGTCTATGCTTATCCCATCGGCTCTGTATTTTATCTATCTGCTCCTTAGTTCTAAGGGCGTGGCGTTCCTTTGCCTTCGCAAGTATAAGCTCCTTAGAAGAAACCACCTTTAGTCCTAGTTTCTTGCGGTCTGACGGGCTTAAAAGATGTGCCCAATACTTTGTGTTATCTTGTAAGTGCCAAGCCAATTTACCCTTCATTCCTGCCTTCACGATAGCTTCGGAGTTATCCTTGATGTACTGATTGTACTTTTCGGGCATAGTGAGCACGGCAAAAGGGGATACGTAGTTGCTCATATCCTCGCCAGCCATCAAGCGTTTATAAAACTCCTTCTTTTCCTCGCCTTGTATGGTGATAGGGTCTGATGTACAGATACATTGAGAATGCCAAGAAATCCATACGTAATCTTTTGGGTAGCGACCTTCAAGGTCATTGCATATATCATCAATATTATGCTGTGGTGATACGTGAATATACTGACCGATAACGAATGGTTCATTCTGCCATCGTTCATTTCTTGCCTTGTGATATGCGGAATTTATCTCCGTTCTTGCTACTCTGAGAGCGTTCTTTCTCGCCGAGCGGTAAACACCCATACCTACCTTCTCCAATGGCTCTTCAATGAAGCGCACCTTGCCGTCAATGATTCTACGTCTGCGCCAAGTCACCACATCTTTCTTCTTTCCGTTCTTCTGAACCTTGATGGTATGATAACGGCGATACATCATATCTGGGTCGTTAAGGTATCTGCGAATACTCTTGCCTATTTCCTCTGCTGATGAGCCTTTTTTGATTCCGTCCGCAATGGTATTACTCATAGCCATTTCAAACTCACTCTTTGTCTGTTGGCAGTAGTTCCAAATAATCTGAGAGAGATTCAATCCATTCTTTGCTTTCAAACGATTTGCAATAAACGTGGCTGCGGCAGTATCTCGTGCGACCCTTATAGCTTTATCAGTAAGCACGGAATAACCGCCTATAACCATTTCATCGTGGTTATACGCCAACGCAACGCCATCGGTGATGCCGTTCTTATAACAAAGAAGGCTATTCTGATAGTAATCATTAAAGATGTCGTTCAAACGAGCCTTTAACTGCGGAAAGTTATCAAAGTTAAAAAGCGCATCATCTTCAAGCACATCTTCTCCATAGCCAAGAGAGGTGAGCTTCTTGACATAATCGCTGTATAATCTGCCCAACCGCTTATTATAAACGGCGAACAGATTATTCAGTTGTTCTTTCTGCTGTTTTGATGTGAGCTTCTTTGACATGGTTTATATTGTTATAACTCTCATTTTTACTTTCTTTACACCATTAAGCTTAGCAGCAACAAAACGATGATTACCATCTACAATCATTAATTTATTTTTTCCATTCATATTATAGCTAACCGCCTTTATTCCATTATATTTTTGAGTATTCATATACTTCGCAGTATCTGATATATTGAGAAATTCTTGCGGTGTACTAATATCAATTTTTGTCATATCTATTTCTTTATCCTCCCCAAGGTCTTTAAACGTTTTATCAACATCATC